CTCAGGGTTGTTTCTAAATGGGGTATATCTATCATATGAACCAGGTCTCATCATACTTCCACCACCATACTGAACGATGATATTATCTTTAACCTGAACATTCTTATGTCCTTTCATTGTCTGAACGTAATCTTCTTTGTTTTTCTCTAATGAAGATATATCAGCATATCTGTTTGTCTTCATTAATTCCTTAATCTTATTGAAGATTGAAAGAAGTGAAGGTTTACAATCTAATACTAATGTCTCTAAAAATCCTGGTTTACTTTTGAAAGCCAACAATAATTTGTTGGTAACCAAACCTAATAACATTCTATTTTCTTTAGCACTCTTTTCTTTTGATGTACCATAAACATAATTCATCACCATTTCAGGTGTAATGTTTTTGGAAGCGTAATCAGCACTATCAACCATAGATATTGTCGCAACATCTTCTGGTGTGAAAATTTCAGAAGCCGGGACAATCTGTGAAAGAGTTTCAACATTTGAACGAGCCCCTCTGAACTGAGTTGACTTAGTTTCGTCAGCTCCGGCTTGTCTATCGTGGTGGTCGGTATGAACTACGAACATTGGTTTTCCGTGAGCAAAGTCAACAAGAACTGGCATAATTTCACCTTCAGCATCTGCCTTCTTAACTGCAAATTCTTTATCACCGTATTGGATTATTTCAACATCAACAACTTTGATTCCGTTATCTTCCAAATACTTCTTCATCGCCAATGCAGTTGCAACACCATCTAAATCTTGGTGAAAGTATATCTTTGCTTTTTTGTATCTATCAGAAAGTTCCCTTATGTTTCTAATACCACCTTCGGAAATTATCTTTTTCATTAATAATAAATATTGTAACAAAAAAAAAGTTCATCATTATGATGAACCTTTTAAAGTAAAAAAGTAATATACCTCTATTTTAAAGTTAACAAGTATTTCAACTGGTTAATTTCCGCTAACATTTCGTCTCTAATATTTAATAAATCTGAATCCATCTTTGGGTCATAGTCTTCAGACAATCCCACTAAGTATTCACATACTGAACTAACATATTCCGTTAAGTCAAGTTCTTCAATATCACTACCGCCTAAACTATATCCACCTGTAAAAGTTGGTCTTCCGTGTTTACCCATACAAACTTCAACAAACTTATCAATTAAATCATCAAGTGAATCGTAAATACGTCCATAAGCCCCATGTCTTGAAAATGATTTTGTTTGCCAATGTAATATTCTAAACTGAGTTTGTGTTTCTAATAAAAATTTGATAATCTCTGAATTTTTCATAATAACATTTAATTATAAATATACAAATAAATAAAAAAACGAAGTTTATTGGACTCCGTTTTCAAATTGTAACTTCTGTTGGCTCTTTTGGTCAACAAAACTTTGTATTCGTTGTTTAGCAATTTCACAATAGTTTTCACTTAATTCAATACCAACCCATCGTCTATCATGGACAACTGCCGCCACACAACTAGTTCCTGAACCATTAAAGGGGTCTAATACCACATCATTTCTGTATGACAATATCTTGATGGCCTTTTCGGGAATATCCATGGAGAACGTCGCTTTTGTTAATGAACGGGTGTCAGCAAAATATTTCCATTGTCCAAATACCAATTCCATAAACTCTTTCTTATCTTGTTCAGAATAGGCAACTTTGTTCTTTCCCTCTTCAGTTAGATAAGGTTCACCTTTCCATTGTGGTTCACCCTTAACTTTCTTGATGTGAACTTTTTTATAAGCCAAGATGACACATTCTTTTGGGTTGTAAATGTAAGGAGATGATGGACTCATCCAAGAACCCCAAGCAGTTGTCTTACTTCTATGTGGTGAGTCTTCTTCAAGGTCAACAATACCGTAGAACTTAAACCCAACTTTTTTCATCACCTGATATATCTCTGAAGCAAAGAATACTCTACCACCACGGGCTTGTACATTCACCTCATATGGTATGTTAATAGCTATTCTTCCATCGTCTTTAAGTAGACGATATACTTCAGTCAGCCATTTTTCAGACCACTCCCAATATTCATCCATAACAATCTCATCGTTATGTGTGTCGTATTGGATACCCACATTATATGGTGGTGATGTAACAACTAAGTCAACCCATCCTTCAGGCATTTCACTCATCACATCAATGGTATCACCATTAAGGACTTTGTTAATATAATTTTCTATCATTTATTTAATATATTAAAAATTTTAGCTCTTAGTTCTTCTTTGAATTTTTTATACCACTCATTAATTTCTAAAATTTTTTCGTTACTATTATTTTTTATATCTTTTAATATTTTAGGTATTTCATTCCAATCTCTAACAGTTGGTATTGGGTGTTCTCCAAAAATATGTTTAAAATAATCTTCTTGGAAATAAATTTTAATTAAAGGTATTGAGCCGGATTCCAAAATCTCACAAATTCTGAACGAGTCTTGATTAACATTACCAATTGGACACGGAATTAAAAGAGTATCTTGATAAATCTTAAAAACTGCTTCCGAAGGGAGAGATGTCGGACAATCCCATTGTTGTGTAATGTGTATAAATTTTTTATCTAAATTACTAATCTCATGAACCACATTAATTCTATCGTGTTTTAATTGCCCAACAAAACAACTATCGAATTTTTTATCTTCAACCTTTTTAAATGTCAAACTCGGATTAAAAAACCCATTTTTATAACCTAAAGGTAAAGTTAAAACATTGTTTAAAGTTATTGATGGGTCAAAATAATTTCTAAAAACATTTTTGGCTAATTTATAGTAACTTGTATCGTGTCTTAGTTGTTCGTTTGATATGTGAAAAAGATTAAAATCAAGATTTCTATTTTTATACTCAGTAAAATACTCAAGTAAATTACTAGGAATATTTCTTTCATCACATGAATAAATTATTAAACAATTATCATAAAACAAGTCCAATTTATCTGAAATTAACTTTAGGTCAACTTCAAAATTTGCTAATAAATCTTTAATTATGTAAGTATATTCCCAACCATTAAACACATTTTCAATATTGGCAGATGTTATACCAATAACCGTAATTTTACTTTTCATATTTTTTTTGATTTATATAATATTGTAAATACCACAAAGCTTTTTCTAAATCCTCCAATTCTTTTTCTTTATTTTTCTTACCAGCTCTTGATATATATTTAACTGTATTCCCAAGACAAAATCCTAAATTCCACTCATCAATGACCTTGATTGCTTCATATGGATTATCTTCACCACCATAGTGTGATGGGTGATTAACCATTTCTTTTTGCTCTGACATAATATTCTTTTCCATATTTACTTTCTTCAAGAATACCCTCACTTACAAGTTTTTCAATTCGTTTTCTTGTTTTGTCGATTCCAACTCGTAGGATATAATCACAAATGTAATTGATATGAACTGGTTTTTCAAGTTTTCTTAACAGAACTTCATTCAGGTCTATATTGTTTCTCATATTCTTTAAATTTAATTTCAATTTCTTTGGATGAAAATAATATGGCATCAGCGTTAAGATAATACCTAATATTTTCGAGGTTCATTTTTATTTCTTGTATTTGTAATTCTCCTACAATCTTTTTGTTGAACCCCATATTACAAAAGTATTAATTTTTTTTTAGATTAACAATTGTTTTTTTCTGAACTATGTAACTTAATATCTTTCTTTTAAAGATTGGTAAGAGTGTATTCTCAAATGGTAGGTCGTTGGAAGACATTAATTCAAAGATGGGTAAACTTATATCTTGAGTTAATTCATTTAATATTGTTCTAATTACCTTTTTACTTTCACCATCAAATATCAACTGAACCGCAAATTTACTGTCGTGTTTAACAGTGTTAACATCACCTGCCACATACTTCCAAATCTTTTTGTTGTTCCCGTTAAGTGTAAAGAAGTATCCTGTTTCTAAACTTTGATTTTTATTTTCGTTGATGTGTTTGATTGAAACCGAGTCGTAAGTTAATGTCCAAAGAGCTTTGATAACATTGAAGTATTCAAAGAATTTTGGTCCAGCATATTTTAATATCTTATTTAATTCTTCCAACTCATCATCACCTAACTTTGGGATTGGTGTAAATTTAAGTTCATTGATTAGTATTTCATCGTCAATCACTTCAAATTTTTTGTTAACGATGATGTATTTGAACTCTGAAGATATCGTTTGTAGATTTGCTAAGTGTAACGACATTTCACTGAATAAGGGATACAACTCAAACTTTTCAATCTTATCGTCACAGAAATTTAAGAAGTCCATCAACATATAATACTTATGTTCGTAGTCAACTGGTTCTGTTAACAACCAGTCTGTTGATAACTTAAAATGATTGTCTTTTTTTGATTTTCTTCTTTTTGGTTTTGTTTCCATTTTACCCTTCTATTTGTAAAATGTAATATGTTTCATCATTAAATTCAATAGTTTCATCACTACCATCGTAAGAGTTCAATGTGTGACCGATACCATCAGATTGAAGTAATCCTTCTTTGAACCCTTGTGTGTCTATATAATTTTCAATTTCCAAACCATAATTTTCTATTACGCTCATAGGGTCATCAACCAAATCACTAATTAAATTTTCAACCTTTTCCTCAATTAAATTTTCAGGAATAGTTTTATCACTATCTTTTAACTCATCAAGTTCTTCATTTAATTCATCAGCTTCTTCTTGGTCTATTTCAGAATCTTCCAATCTCGCTTCAAGTTCATCAATTCTTTCTTGAACTTTTGGGTCACTATATTCAAAATCGTCCTCATCAAAATAATCTTCAAGATTTTCTCTAACATTATTTTCTTCATCTTCTCTAAAAGTTTCCTTAAGTTCTTCAATATCAATATAATCTTCAACAAAACTTTGATTAAAACCTTTCATTCCAATATCATCAATTAATTCATCAATTCTTTCATATGCGGACATGTGGGTGTCGTAATTATCACCAACCGCCCATCTTTCTTTTGATTCTTCTAAGTCGTTGGTTAACACATAAAAAACTCTCATTCTATAATATTTGTAATCATAAACCAAATTATATAAGTCAATTCTTTTTTCAAGTTCTTCAATTTCTTCTTCAACCGCCTCTAAATCCATCAGATTTTCATTATCTTCTGTTTCTCTTTCAATTTCTTCCATTCTTTCTTTTTCATCATAAAGTTCTTGTAACCTTGCATCATGATTAGGTTCTTTAGCTTCATAAAGACCAAAAGATGAAGTCAGATACTCAAATAAAACATTTGCCAAAATCGCAATCTCACTAGTCGCAGTTTCTAAATTCCATTCGTCCTCTTGTCGTAAATCGTTTTGTTTGGCTAATTCAATCTGTCTTTGTTTTTTGATTTGAATTTTTTCATACGGTGTCCCATATGTTGAAATATTATTATATATAAGACCCTCAATAGAATTAACTAGGGTATATGATAAATCTAAACCACCATTAACTGTGATATTTGTAATGTTATTAGCATCCGTATTTCTCAGACTTAAATCACCATCAATAACAATTCGTTTACCTCTGAATTGTTTCATATTTTGAACCAATTTACCGTTATAGTCAGTAAACTTTAATAAGTCAATATATTGCTCAGGTGTTATAACAACACTCTCTTGTCCTTCTTCCTCAACCAACATCTGAACAACCTTTTGTATTTGTGATATATCTATATTAACTCTCATGATAAAAATTATATTAATAAATATTAAAATAACTATATTATTTACTATTAAATCACATGTGGTAAATATTTATAATAAAATACCAACAATATGGGCTGTGGATGTAAAAAACAAAACGCTTCACCTGAACAGGTGAAAAAGTTAAGAACTGAGAGTATTAAAAACGCAGTTCAGAGTACTATTGATAAGTACTACAACAAAAACAAGAAAAAGTAATAAACCTCTAATAAATTAAAAACGATGAAAAACAACAACGGTGGTGGTTGCGGATGTGGAAAATAATCTTTCCCGCAACATAAGAAAACTAAAGGGGGAATTTTTCCCCTTTTTTTATATTTATAATTATGGAATTTAAAATTTTCAAAAACTTAAACGAAGAAGAGGAAAAACCCGTACTAACAGGTTTCCAAAATAAGTTAGTAAAACTTATTACTCTTTTCCAAAACGGAGATATTACTGAAGAGGATATTGAAAACGCTGTGGGTAGTTTTGATAAATTTTTTGAGTTAATAATTAAATATAATTTAACACATTACATTGACCCTTTTAATAATGATTGGTCTGATTATCAAAATAAAATAATTTATCAATTTATACAGAAAGACCCAAATTATATCTATAAGATGATGGAAATGGAATTTTCAGATATAACTGAAATTGATGGGAAATATTATGTTGATTTAGAAGATTCTGGCGAACTAGCACAATTCTTCAGTAGTGGTAGAAACGATATTAGTGAAGATAGAATTGCCGAAATATTAAATGGGGATTATGATGGTTATCTTTATGATGACGTAACAGGTGATGAGTTCAAAGATATTTATGAAGAACTAGAGCCAAAATACCAAGAAGAAATTAGAGGATACATCAAAGAAGATTTACTTAAAATTGGTAATTTATCTATCAGTTATGAAACTCCTGAATTAATAGAAGATTTAGCAAAAGAACAAGGTGATGAGTCGAATTTAAAATTAAATGAAGAGATAATCACTAAACTTTTACAAGATAATGATTGCGTTGAATACTTTATAATGAACTTAGGATTAGATATAAGAAGTGAATTATATTCATTATACTCAAATTGTTATGGGTCGGTTTACGCTAACGAATTGTATGACTCACTTATAGGACAATTAGTCGGTGAGGTTATTGATAGTAAAAAATCAGAAGAGTATAAATACAAAAAATACGATTACAATAAAAGTACATCAACAGAAAGATGGGGTGTAAGATATGATGTCACAAAAACTGCTCATTATAATATTAAACTTTGGTTTGAAAGTAACGTAAATAACCCATATGAAAATTTAAATTATTACGGAGGTTACATCAACCTACTTAAAAGTTTATTTGAAAGTGGTGATTTAAATTGGTTGAGTTCTGGTAGAGTTCCTGACTACCCCGATTTCAGCGACGTTACAAAATGTCTCAATATTGAGTTTAATAGTTATTTCTAATAAGATAAAAAATAGTTTACACTTTATCCTTTAAAATTTTAGTTCTAAAATTGAGTATGGAAAAAGAAAGTTGTATTTTAAATCAAGAATTTGTTAATAAGTTTGCAGATTTTTTGTGTCAAGAAGTAAGTGAAAATAACACATACAAAACTAAGCTATCCGTCGTTGATTGTAATAGTCTTTTCATCATCAAAGGTTATACAAAGAACCCAAACGTTCTTGTTCTTAACAACCTTACAGATAAGTTCATAGAAGAAAACCAAGACAACTATTCAGACCTGACAGGACTTAACCTTAAGACGTTAGACATCATAGATTACGATACCAAAGACACAAACTTTGAGGATACAAAATTCGTATTTGAATATCCTGAAACTTTCACAACAAATAATCTATCATCAATAACAATACAATCAACATTCCCTCACGGATATTCTAAAAACTATTTAGGTAATCTTTATTCTTACCTCTATAAAATCTCGGAGAAATCACAACCGTACTTTAAATTTAGAAACATTAAATTGGAATTTGAAAGTAATGAGGGTAACCTGAAGTTTACAAAAGTAAAATCAGATAGTTACTATAGCTCAGAACTTCTCCTGTCAATATTAAACGACAACTTTGAGGGTAAGGTATCAGATGACTACCAACTACCGTCTAAATTGTTCCTAAACGTTATTTAAACACGTTTAGAGTAACCTACGATTTGGTAGAAATCTCTATCACCGTCAATATACCCCTTAACCATCACCAATAGGTTTCTAAACATGAACGCGCCTGGTGTTTGTTTCTCACACTTGGAGAACAACTCAACAAAAGAAATTAAAACTTCAACAGAATAATAACCACATCCTTGTAACGCAAGATACTTTGATGTGAGTTTATTAACATACTGTAACTGGTAGGTATCTCTTGATGTTTCACAATTAAATGGTTCGGTTTCATCATAGATTTTTATTAGGTCATCAATAAACCCTTTAATAACATTCGGAGCACATTGTTTCTTAGCAATCAAATCAACAATCCAATGTGTATGTGATGGGGTTCGTAATCTTTTACCTTCCTCCTTATGTTTTACGATAAAATCCAAATCAGGACGAGCCCCTCTTCCACCTTGATAGATAGCAATCTTTGATGTTGGGTCAACTTGCCAAAATGTCAAAGGGGTATGAACTACCCCTTTCTTTTTAAATGTTAGTTCCTTCATGGAACAAAACTACAAAATATTTTTTATAATTCCAACAGCTTCGTTTATATCTTGGAAATCTCTGTCGGGAGCGAATAACTTAGCATCTTCTGTTACAGTATCCACAATCATAAATGCCGGAACAAAATCATTACCAGTGACTTCAACAAAAAGGTTATACTCCTCTTCGTATTTTTCAATGTCTCGTTCCTTAAACTTAATCTTATTTTCTTTAAGTTGTTTTTTAAACTCCGTACACCAATGACAACCTTTCATTGTATATGCAACCAATAAATTAGCCATTAGTTCTCAATGTGTTCAGTGATTAATGATGATACCATATCAGCAGGTTTTAAACCAACCATCGTGTGAGTATCAACACCTTCTTTATAGAATTTTAAAACTGGTACATTTCTAACACCCAAACTCTTTGAGAAATTAATATCACTCTCAACATCAAACTCATAGATTGACACATCAGTTGTGATTTTCTTTAATTCTTCTGTTAATTGTTTACAGGGACCACACCATGTGGCATACATCTTTAATATAAAATCTTCCCCGTTGTTAATCTTTTCCTGTATCTGACTACTTGTTAATTGTTCCATACTTTTAAATATTTTTACTTTCCTTTTTTTGTTTCAAAAGTTGAGTTAAGAAGAACTTAACCTCACTCAACTTGTCAGCGTTATAATATAATTTTACTTTATACTCAACCCCATCTGCTTTAGATAAATAAATAAAACTACCGTTGGGTAGTTTACATATTAAATCGGAGTAAACCTCACCATCACTATACATGATTGAGTTGATAAAAACTTTTTCTATGTTATCTCTTTTCAAAAAATCATTAGGTAAAAGATTGTGTCCATCAGATAACTGAAGAATTGATAAAAGTCCTTCTTTATCCAACAGTCTATCCTCAAATAGAAATATCTTTTTTTCGTTTACCATTCAAAGTCAATGTAAGGTAAATCATCTCCAATGTCAATTGAATTTGTTAAATGTCCCCAGTTAAGTTGTCCGTCTTTATCAAAAATAAAGTTGTATTCTTTTCTTCCACCACCAGTAACAAACTCAGCTATAGGATTACCCCACACTTCATTAGAGATACTTTTTAATCTATTATCCAATATAGAAATCGCATCATCCCAACTATCATCCAATAAACCATTAAATCTTCCAAGTGTCTGAACTCGTTTGAATATAACAGGTTGATTATTATTCGTACCGATTGAAGGTCTGTATTCAATTGACGCTCTCTCCCCATCTTCCTTACGAAGTGATATAATTAATGATGAAGGTCTATCTTGATAAGTTCTTACACAATTAGATTGGTGTACTGACTCATCAACATATTCTTCACTACTTTGTAGTACAAGAGGGTTAAATACCATTTTATCACTTGTTATGATTGGTTTTGATACTCGTTCAACAAATTCATTAGAGTATTGTCTTGAGTATTTCCCTGTGGTGTAAAAGTCAACTTTATCTGACCAAGTACTATGTTCAGCATTAAATTCTTTCAAAGTTTTAGACATCCATTTAATCGGCTCGTTTCTTGATAGAATATCAAAAAATCTTACGTGGTCGTAAAAAGTATGAGTAGATAAATTATGGTCGGTTTTAGATAATAAGTAAATCTGATAACAATTACTCATATCCCTTTTACCGAAATTTTCAAAATAATGTCTTACAGGTTGAAATGGTGATTCGTCAATTTTAGTGTTAAAAATAATACACAATTCTTCTTCAGGTCTTTGTAAAATAAAATCTCTCCCAAAGACATCCATCAACATTTTAATACTTTTGAAACAAGGATTTTGGACTTTATGTAATACTTTTTTAATTTTCTCTGAACTTACATCGTTTAATTTCATATAAGCATCAACCATCTTAAATCCGTATTTCTTATAGTCTTTTTTAATTGGTTTTGGATATACATTGTAATACCCTCTCCAATTGTCAGGTTTCTTAACCCCTTGTTTGTCCAACAAACATCCAAATAAAGACATCGGTAACCCAGTGTAGTTTAAAACTTTTTCAGCTCCAATTTTAGATAAAAACACATTAATACCTTCGGTAATTTCCAAATTATATGTTTTGGTATCATCTAACCCATTCATAAATGAATGATAACCATCCGTAGTTAACGATATCGGAAATGAGTTTCTTCTAACAACACTACCTTTACCCTTACCTCTTTTCTTATGGTATTCAGTGTTTTTACCAACCGTAAAAATATTGGTTTTCTTATTAAATGTAATGTAGTTCAGTTTGGTACTTTTACGAAAAAATACTTCACCAGCCTTTCTGTGTTTTCCACAATAGAATACTTTTAAACAAACCTTATCTTCATTCTCCTCAACAACAAAAGTACTTCTAAAAACAGTAACATCACAAAGAGGATTACCATAGTTTTTTTCAAACTCCTCTTTATCGTTATTAACTGATTTATCAAATGTATAAACATAATGCTTACCGTCAAAAGACTCTCTCGCATGATATTTATTTTTCAAACCAAATGGTTCTACAAGAATACTATCAGTAATCTCCCCCACCGAATTGTAGGGGAGATAGTGACCGACATAATATTTTTCGTTGATGAGTGTGAATAGTTTGTCCATTAGCAAAATGTTTCAGCTAGTTCCCAAAGTTTTGTGTTAATCATGTTATCCATGTTTAAGGATTGGATACCCTTTACTGAACGAGTGTTACGTCCTTGTTGTTTGATGAACCCTCCACGGATTAACTTCTCTTGTACTACGTTGAAGGTGGTCCAAAGGTTGTCATCACTATCACCATCACGAAGTGGGTCAATGATTGTCTCCAAAGTTAGAGTTGAGATATCCTCGGTGTTCTTCCAACGGATACCAACCGCCTTAGATACGAAGTCAATCTTTCTGTCAGTATCCATGGTAACTTCCATCATACGGGTTACTGACTTTTGGATTTTAGGTGTGTTGATTACGAATTGTTCTGTAATCAATTCAACATCACTCATGCTCAAGTTCAAGTGAGTTTGTTTCATATCCCCGAAGGTTGATACGGGGACAGTTAAACCGTTACTACACACAAGTCGGAATAAACCAGCTCCTACTTGGAGAGTTGAAGTTCCGTTGTGTGAGTTGGTGATTACCGCCTCTAATAACGAGTCACCTACTTGTGGAAGTTCTGCGTTACGAAGACGGACTTGGTGTTTACCAAATGAGCCCTTACCCACTTGTTTTGCTCCACTCACTTGCCATCCGTTTTGGATGAACTTGTCCACAACATCAATGGTAGGAACCATGGTGTAGCGGTCAGACAATTTTGAAAGTTTTTCTGTTTGGAAAAGTGATGGGACTGTTGTTCTTAAATCTTGTATGTTCATAGTGTTTATTTATTTATGACTACAAATATACAACAGTTTCTTAGTTAAGCCAAATAATTCCGTAATTTGTTTTGATAACAGGTGTTTTTATTTCAATTGACTTAACGGTCTTGTTTGTCTCATCATACATAGCAACAACAATATCAATAAGTTGTTGCTGGGTAAGGATGAGTTCCAAACCGTTTTCAACATTCTCGTAAACTTTTTCTTTAATTCTTTTGTAGAATTTGGTTTTCTTAAGTTCCCCAATTAAGTCAATCAAATCGTTGGGGTTCTTTTCAAAAAACGCAATCAATTGATTTAAGTAAATTTCCGCATCCACATTTTTCATAGGCTCTAAGATTAGGAAACAAAGATATAACTTATATATTAAACTACATAATAATAACCATCACCTTCCTCGTGTAAAACATCTTTAAGTTCTTCAGGAAGTTTAACGTTACTTCCACTTACATTCAAGAAACCTAACATAGGTAAATCTTTAACACAAGTTGGGATAGTCGTTAACTGAGGGTTGTTTGGTAAAGCAAGTAATAGTAAACTAGTCAAATTACAGATACTATTAGGGACAGATTTAACCATACCACCTAACAAGAGTGTTTGTAACTTATCAAATCTTCCAATACTTTCAGGAACTTCAAGAGCAATAGTCTCTTTAATATTTTTTGATGTTTGAATGATTAGTTGTTCCAAGTCATCTGGTAGGTTGTCAAATAATTCTTTAAATCCATATAATCCAACAAACTTACCAGCTGAAGATTCAGGATAAACAATATCAACTCTCTTACCATTCTCTTTAGCTAATCCTTTAGCAAATTCAGGTTTGAAGAATTCTTTAAGTTCAGACAACTTACCTTGTAACATTTCAACGATATTAACATTTCTATCCTGTCTGTCCATAAACTGATTAGATTGGAAATGCCATTGGTATCTTTCAACAGGAAGACCTGATTTCTTACCCAAATCAGAACTATCATTAGGTAGGATTACATATAATGGTCCTTGTTTGATATAAGTGTTGAAGTAAGATAAACCAGGTGATGATGTACACCATCTTGTTTCACCCATGTCCGGCTCATGATATCCACCAAAGAAACAAGCCGCGTTTTTACCAAGTTCACTTTGGTCTTCAATCTTAACTACAGTCCAGTTTGGTCCTTTAAATGCAATCGTTGAACCAGGGTATTGGTAAGTTGATTTAGCTTCTTCTTTTTCTTGTTTTGTTCCTTTTGTCTTTTCTAACTTAAAGTCCTTAACTGCGTCGAATAATGTATCAACAGTTAACTTATTAATATCTCTTTTATCAGCTTCTAGTTGACCTTTAAATCTTTCAAACTTCTTTAAGTCGTCAGTAACCTTGTATAAATCCTCAAGGTATAAATTACGATATCTTTTAACAGCTTGTTTGTATTCAGGTGAACCAACTTCAATATCACCCATTTCATCATTAAATGATGGTTTTAAGAAGTTCTTTAATATCCAATTAGTATACTTACCAACCTTAACAATTTCCATTTGTTCAGGTGTTAAGGTTTCAATATTTTGAAGTAAACTTTGCGGAGCTCTTGTTGTAGGGTCAGCAAAGATAATAGTCTTTAACGTGTCAAAAGGGATTTTACCTGGTTCAGGCTTTCTTCCACCCTTGTCAACTAATTTATCATATAGAAGGGTAAATCTTGAATCTTCTAAAATAATGTTTGTTAAGATATTAGTAAATTTCATTTCTAAAGTTTTTATATAAATATATCAATAATTCATAATTAATAGTTCTTCACCCATATTTTGGGACTTTCCTTTCTTCGCAGCAGCAGCTTTAGCAAATTCTTTCTTCTCCCATTTGTATTCCTCCTTTGGAAACCACTCATTCAACAACTGAAAATCGTAGTAAGATAAACTAAACTTACCTTCAATACCTTTCAAACAATCTGCCAATCTTTCATGGTCTTCCCTATCAAAATCGTGGTTTGAGTAATAGTTTTCAGTCTTCCAATATGGTGGGTCTACATAAAAATATGTTGTCGGACTATCAAACTCTTTAATAACATCTTCAAAATCACCCAATCTAAACTCCGATATTCTATTAAAATGTTCCACCCACTCAGGTTTAGATAATTTATCTCTAAAGGTAAGATATTTTGACTTATACTTACCCTTTAAATCAATAAAACTTGATGTCTCAGGTTTTGAACCACTGAAAACCTGTGTTAGAACATAAGCGTATTTTGCAGCAACACCATAATCAGGATAGTTAATTGTTAAACCATGAGAGAAAATTTCCTTCTGAAACTCATTAAATTGTTCTTTATAAACTAGTGGTGTCACCTCCACACCTTGTTGTTGACACGGAATGTTATTAATCTCAGATAACAAAGTCTCAGGGTTCTGAAGACACGTAAACAAATTATAGTTCAAAGGATTGAAGTCGTTATAAACAACTTTTTTCAAATTAGGATATAGTTTTAAATCCATGTTGAAGAAACACCAAAACATACCACCAAACGTTTCAACATACGTTTCCATATCTGTCGGGTAAAATGGAACAATCCACTTACCTATCTTACTCTTACCACCGATATAACTTAACATACTTTTTTTGTAAAATATAATATTAATCTTGGTAGATATCAACCTTTTTACCTCTCTTACGGGAATAAACCTTACCTGACGGTACGACTTTTGTAATCATATTTCGTCTCACAATTTGAGCAACATGACGAAGATTAAGTGGTAGTGTTTCCTGTTTCATACGACAAAGATATATCAAAAAAAGTTTAAATTTTATTTTTTTATTCGGGATATTCTATTTATATTTGTATTCAAGTTAAACGAATGGGGTCAACTTAATAACCCAACCAAATCATTAAGTCGGAATTGAACCCCGGTGTGTTCAAAGGCAAAAGCCTCAACCGTTAGGTGAAAAAGATAGAAACCCTCATTACATCGGATGTTTTGGGGGTTTTTATTTATACGTAAATTTGGAAATCGTTTTTACCAGTTGTGTAAAATCTTTTCTTACGGATAGTTGTTACAATATTAATTTGGAAATTATAACAATCCTGTTCTTCTAAATTGGTAACAACATTTAAAAACGGATAATCTTTTTGTGAAACTACTATTGATGAGTCTTGCCCTAACTCACCTTCTTTAATACCATCTAATATTTCAGGTAGACCTAAGTTTAATACACTTAATATTTCATCATTAGTAATCACTTCATCTTTACCATGTCTAAACCTTTGGGTATTACCATGTGATGAAGTTTCAATAGATATTTTAACTTTAATGTCACCAAAAAGCTTTCCAATCCTTTCTTCCTTTATTATGTTTTTGATACAATTTAAAAGTCTCATAATTATAAATAATGGAAAACATAGAAAATTTAAAAAAATCTGAAGAAAAAAAATGCACCAAATGTCAAGAAACTCGTAAAAAATTTATGCCTCAATTAATTTTAGGGTCTGTAATTCTTGGGTTATCCATTTATGGGTTAATAACTTTAGTTAAAGATATTATTGAATTACTTACCAAGTAATTCAATAATTTTATCTTTTACCATCTCAGATGTTATCCTTTTAGAACATTCAAACATCTTTTCATTTCCTTTATTTATCGGGCACCAATTCCAATCACCTGGGTCTAATCTAAATTTATTAGCACATCCTCTACAAGTATTTTCAGGAGCACTCACCTTATAAACATTATTATAAGGTTCGTTAAACTCTTCAGTAAATCCTGAAATCAATACTGTCGGGATATCCAACGCCCAAGTTACCCATGATATCCCACTTGATATTCCTATAAAGAATTCACAGGTAGATAATTCTTCTATCAGTTTATAGATGGAACCTGAAGGGTTTTGTTTAGCACCTTTAGGATAGTAATTACCCATATACCCATCTTCCTCTTTTGAGTAGATAATAACCTCGTAACCAAGAGATATTAGATAATCAGTAATGTCTTGCCATCCCTTTGGATTATTCCAATACTTGGATTGAGCCGTTGAGTGGATACCTAATCCAACTCGTTTTTTCTTTAACTTGTTAGGGTTTTTGATTAAAGGTTTAACTTCTTTATATTCCAAACCTAAAATGTCTGTCGCGGTTTTTTGTAATGGTCCTAATTTAAAATCACTTGGGTGTCTATCCGTTTTAACATTATCACCATCGTAGAACCAACCTATCTCATACATAGCATATAGGTTATCAACCGTACTACCAGGTGAAACAAATTGTATCTCAGGATATTGTTTTACAAACAAATCGTTAAAGAACGTTGAACAGATGACCTTACAATTATGTTTCTTTCTGAATTCTTCGGCGTAAGGTACCCAAGCAAATGTATCACCCAAAGATTTTGAATCTAATGCAATATAAACTCGTTTGTTTTCTGCGTTATATTTCTTCTCACTAATTAAGTTACCTTCAGAGTAAATTTTCAAAGTATACTCATCAAAATACTTTTTATTCAATCTAACCCACATATTACACCCAATCTCCTCACGATACTCACAATCACCATTTTGGTTCCAAAACTCAACTAAATATTTCTTATCAGTATTACCTTTAATTTCAACTAACGCTCCATTGATATAATGGTTAATAACTTCAATTTTTTCAACCATCTCTTTTGGTTTTATTTCAGTATTCTCAAATACTTTATCAAATCTTTGTTTAGTCTCAAGACTATTCAAATTCTTTCTACTATTAATAAGGTCCTCATAGATTCTAACCATTCTTTTGGTAATAACACTCCAATTGTATTTTTGTCTATCTAATTCAGTATTACTTAGATATAAATCATAATTATCAATAACTTGTTTAACACCAGTAACAATTTGATTTACATCTCTTTCAACCACTACCATCCCTTCTATCGTTTGTGAACCTAAGTAAGTACCAACAACTGGGATATTACAAGACACAGCCTCTAATAATGTTAGGTTTGGATGACCGGCCTCTAACATAGAAGGATGTAAGAATATAGAATGACTTTTATATAATTCTAATATTTGTTCTTCGTTTGGATTTGAAAACATTAAAGTTAACTTATCATAATTTAATAAGTCATTATGATGTTCAAAGAATATTCTATTGTTTTCAGGGCCGGCAACTGTAATAGGTAAATCTAATTTGATTGCCGCCTCAATAGCATATCTAAATCCTTTTCTGTCATACGTTGAATCCCCTCCAATACCATTGTTTGCCAAACACAATAATTTGTGTTCAGTTCTTTTCGGATTATCATTTTTAAAAAACTCAGTATTAACACCGTGTGATAGGTAGAACAACTTATCAGTTTCATCAAAGTAATCAACTAAAAACTCAGCGTGTGTAAAAGATATCACAGACCTTTTAATCGCCTCTAAATTTTGTTGGTAGTTAGATGAGTCCTTACCATAATAAACAACGTGGTGGTCATGTAATGAAAAAATGTAAGGTATTCCTTTGTTAGCCGCATCAATTGCTAAATTAGCCATGTGAATATGAATAATATCACTACTATTAGTATCTACTTCATTAAGATATTTTATATCACATTCATGTCCTAATTCTTTAATGTTGTTGTAATATTCCCATATTACCTTTTCAACAGCCCCCCATCCATTTGGTGGTATTGTAATAATTCCTGGTGTTACTTGTGTTACTCTCATATTACTATAATAATGTTTTTAATTATTAACATAAACAGGTATGTTAAAATTTAAAGATAAATCTTCGTATTCTTTTAATGTATTGTTATATATTTGATTATCATCTATAAAAATTCTAATTTCAACGTCGTCAGTATATAATTGATTATCATACGGGTCAATTATATTAAATTTATACCAACCATTACTAAAAGTTTCAAAATATTTAAGAATAGTCCTACCTTTATTAAAATTTTGTAAAATTGCAATTTTAATTACAAATTTATTTTCAGACAATAATTCAACAAAAAAATCAGATATATTTTTTTTAATTTTTATTTCAAAATTTGTTAATTTTTCAGTTAAATTAAAATCAACTATTTCAGTTTCAAAATTTTTTAAGTATTCACCATAATGTATATCACCAAATGATTGACTTGAGTCTTTCCATGAATTAAAAATTTCATCAGAATGATTAGCATGCCGTTTACTAATTTTCTTATGTGTAAATAAATCTTTATTTATATAAATTTTTTTATCAACTATTTTATATTTTCTATTAAAAATAGAATATGATATATGTTTTAAATTTTCAGATTTTGACAAATAATAAATATATTTGTCATAGTTATAACCCCACCAAACAGCCTTTTTAAAATGAGATAACCTTATTGCAAAATCATCATCTTCAAATTCTGCTCCAATAAATTTCTCATCTAACATTCCAACCCTTCTAATTAACTCTTTTGAAAATCCAAAAAATCCAAAACTAACAACTGACACAAAACAATATCCATTTGAAAATTTATCTATCATAAATTCAACATCTTTAGATGTAAAATTTGTTTTAGGATTACAAAAAATCATAAATTCACTGTCGGTATCATCTATAGCGTCATTAATCATTTGGGAAAATGAAATATACTTAGATAAATTCCTATCTTTCCTATACCATCTTTCAATCTGAAATTTATCTGAAAGTTTTGTTAATTCACATTCTTGTCTTTCAATATCAACATCGTATTGTGACAAAAAACAAAAAGCAAAATCATTAATTACTATCATAATATTTTTAATTTATTTTAAAAATATTTTATTTTCTTTATCAATAAACGACTCACCATCCGCCTGAGTCGTCATTCTCTTCTTTAGAACACCCATATTTAATCTCTGTTCCGCACATATAATATTAAAAAATGTGTCAGCACAGTCCCATCTATGTGTTCTTAACTGGTTCATAATTGTTTTACGTGATTTTTTTGAAAACATAATACATTGTAAACCAATTATTTTATTTGTAATAAACAATAAATCTTGATTTGGTATTTCTCTAACTACGTCAGACTGATGCCATCCATAATCCAAAGTTTTAGTGTCACCAAATGAAAAATAAGAAATATCTTCCTGATTAACAATACTACATACTCGATTAACTTTATCTATAAACTCCTCAATCGGAACTTCTATAATACAATCACCTTCACATACAATTAAGAAGTCTAAATCGTTATCAAATTCTGATAAGATTCCAATTTTAAATGCCTCAAAACATCCGTAGTGAGCAGGTGTTAACGCATTACCGTATTCAGGGTCATTAACATCTTCATATTTACCCATTCTAACATTATGTGGTCTAACACTGGTATGAACTGGAGGTAATGAAGTATATAATTCATTTTGATGTAAAACATATTCAATACCATAAGGTATTACTTGCTGTACAGATTTTCGTGATAGTTTTTCTCTGTGTTCATTTTGTGTTGTCTGTAAATGAACTAATTTAATTTTATATTTCATATAAAAACAATATAATCAAGAATATTTTCATTTATAAAATCATATAAAAATTCATCATTTTGGTTATCATATACCGATATATTTTTAATCTTACTTTCAAAAATATTAAATGACCAATGTCCATAATTTTCTAACCCATGATACACAGTTTCTGAACTACCATCAATATATTTAACAACTATTTTTCTTTCAGACCTAAAGTGATTGTAATTGTAAGATAATAACATTATAGAATTTTGTCCTGAAATGTTATAAAGTTTTGTTGAACATCCCCTAAATTTGGAGGATACGTTACTAGCAGTTGTTTCCGTATTCCATATCGTATTTTGGAAATCAATGTTCATATCAATCTCACCATCTTTTCGAATTAATAACCCACAATCTTTTCTATTTATATTGTCATAAAGGTATTTTTCAACATTTATAAAATCAGTACCATACCCATTAGTTTGTAAGTAATTTCGATAATCTTCCTCACAATTAACCCGATTAATTATCTGTTGGAAGTATTCTATTTCACAATAAAAATAATGGAACGAAACATCTCTACCTTCATTAAAATAAAACATTCCCTTTTTGTTTTGAGTAGAACAAATAACTGGTACAGTTGTCATATATTCATAACCTTCTTCACTATATAAATCATCAACTTCAATTCTTTGGAAATGTGTAAACCCAAATGACTTACACAAATCTAATGAGTTAAACAAATTAACCATAACAGGTAATCCATGTTTTTGTATTGTATTTGTAACTTCATGAGTTGTTAATGAACCAAGGTTTTTCCAAAAAATAACTGGTTCGGAATTAGTGTATTCACCTTCAAAAAGAATGTTATTTGAGTTATATAAATGATAATCAACAATTTTTAATATATGTTCAGGAACAATAGTATTAGACACAAGAAGTATTGTATGGTTATACTTTTTTAAGTTATTAATACATAACTCCAACTTATTTAAAACATTTTCATTATGGATAAAACAATCGACTATTGTTATTGTTTTAAATTCATCTTTAATATTTTGTCTTTTGAGTTCATTAGAAACTATTATGTTTTTTTTGTTTTTTTCTTCTTCCGAAACATTTGAAAACATACCATCATTTGATATTCGATAAATTCCCCCACATTTATGAATACACTTAATTAAACCGTGTTTACTAATTTCATAATTGAGTGGCCAATCAACATAAGGTAAATTTGTAAAATAATCCTTTATTAAATTTGGTATGTTTCTAAACACCCTTGCAAAAGATGCATGATTGATAGTTAATAAATCATTTGTTGTTACATCGTCAAGAAATGAGCTAATAAACAATTCAGGAACTGTAGGTATCTTAGTACCATCAGGATACAAATATCTTGTTCCGGTACAAACCATACTGTAGTTTGGACTATTCTCTAAAAACTCAACTTCTTCATTTAAAATAGTATAATTATCATAATAATCATCTCCGTCAATATACGCAATATATTTTGTTTTACAGTAATTTAATAAAGTTCTAATATTTTCAAGAGCCCCTAAATTAACATCACCATTTAAAATAATTAAATCAGGATATTTTTCTTTTAATTTAATTAAAACATCTTTAGTATTATCTGTTGAGTTATCATCCCTAATAATAACTTCAAATCCATATGTAATTTTTTGATTATAGATTGAATCAATACACTCCTCAAGATATTTCTCAAAGTTATAGGACGGTACAATGACCGAAAGTAATTTTTCCATTATTTAATTTTATTTACAGGAACCCCAACATAAGTTCCAGGTTTATCTATATCTTTAACAACACTTCCATTCATTCCAATTATTACATCATCACAAATTGTTATCTTTTCTCTTATTGATGAGTTATTACCCATGTAACAATTATCACCAATTAAAACATTACCCGATACTACAGAACCAGCCATAGCACTAAAACAATCACCAATTACCACATCGTGTCCGATATTAACATTTCTATTTAAAATAGCATGATTACCAATTTTAACATTTGTAGTAATAACACAGTTAGCACCAATAAATGAACCCTCACCAATTACTATATTTCTGTCCATTAAGATTGCTGACGGGTCAATGAATGAAAAATATTTAGTATCTTCAGGTAATAATTTTTTAATTCTTGACCTAACCTGACTATCGGCAATTGCAATCATAATTGAGTATTCTTTTGAGTTGAATTGTGATAACGGTAATGTTCTATCTTCACCTTTGAAGTACTCGTCTTCAACAAATCTAATTACATCATAATTTGTATGGGCAATTACTTCTCTCAAATGTCCACCATTACCTATAAATGCTTTTTTAATCATATCTTTTTTAAAAAAAATGCATCACCCCAAACACCATCAACATACCATGTTTCTTGTCTGTGAAATCCAAATGGTGATAAAAATTCATCAAGTTGTTCAATTGATGGACAACCATCATACATTTCAATCAGATTAAACTCTGTGAATATATAATCAATATTCTTTAAAGTATTAATTGAACCTTTAAGAGCGTTTAACTCATATCCTTGTGTGTCTAAAACTAAAACATTACAAGAAGTTATATCATAAAAATCTAATGTACTTAAAGTAATGTTAATAATATTTTTTTCACTGAATTTAATATGTGGGTAAAAATTTTGATGTTCATTTGGTTTCAATAATGAGGAACTTTGTTGCTCATTACCTTCATCAAGATACATTTCATGTATAGTATTTCTATCACCTATTGCAACATTATAATAAAATGTGTTAGGTTTACCATTTAAATTTTTAGATAGTTCTCTATACACATGAGGTATAGGTTCAAACCAATATGTAGGTATTACACCAAATGTTCTTATATACTCATCATACTCTTGACCAACATGGGCACCAACATGTATAACACCATTAACATTAAAGTTATACTTATGTTTATATTCGTTGAATCCTACTATCATTTTTTTTCAATAAAGTTAACTGATTTAACTATAGATTCATATTTTTTAACATCAGATAAATTTTCATTAATAATAATAGTTCTATTATTATTTTCAATGATTGAAATTTTAAAACTTCCAATATCATTAACTAAACAAAGATTTCTCCAAATCCAAATGTTTGGATTGATTTCTAAATTAATATTTTCATTTTTATATTCAATTAAAACATTGATAATTTCACTGGAAATGTTAGTAATAAAAAGATTAACATTTTCACCACTTTCAAATAAACTAAAGTTTATTTTTTGATTATTAAAATTTTGTGAATACCTACCCCAAAGAAATCTATCATCTTCATTTAAAAATATAGTTTTTTTAACCCCATTAATCAATTTGTTACCAATTAATCGTTCAGCTAAAAAATTATTTTCAGATAAATTTTTAAATATAACATTATCATTCATGTTAATAAAATCTTCATTTACTTTAGATAAATTAAATGAAAATCTTGCACCAACACCATAAAAAATAAAATCATTTTCGTTCAATAACTTATTAGCATTATTATCCATATCAATTACAGGAATTGAGTCATATTCAATCCAATGAACAATATCATAATCAAGAGTTTTAAGATACTTAATACCATTAATAATTAATCTAATAACACCAACATGGTAGTAATCAGAAGAACCATAAGTTATATAAGGTGATTCTATATTAAAATTTTCAGTTTCAAAAACAAACTTAGGAAATCCAATAATATCCCAAGTTTTATATTTTGGGTTATTTGAGTCGTAAATAAACCCAACACTTTTTTCAACAATATCACTCGGAATATTAGTGTGACTTGTTAAAACAAAATTTTTATTGTTTTTAGTCAAAAAATCTATTAATTCATACAATAATGATTTTTGTTTAAAATTATCAATATGACAACCAATAAGATAAACTTCTTTTTTTTGTTTGTTTAAAATTATATCTCTCATATTATCAATTTCTTTTTTATATTTAATATACGGTCTTGATAAATGACAATCAATATATTTACTATTTTTTAATAAATCCACATCATACTCATTAAAAATATCATCATTAACTCTATCAATCCTATTAGGACATTTAAAATGTGTTGAATATCCTCTTTTTAATTTAACAATATTAACCCCATGATTAAAATTATTAACCTTATCACCAAAATATAATTCATCACTATCGTGTAAAGGAAATCCCGAATTTATTATATCTAAACAATATTCTTCAAATGAACGGTTAGTATTTAATATTTTATTAAAAACTTCGCTAGTACCTAAATTATAACATATAGGGTATCTGTTTTTACCATAAATTCCAACACATTCTTCTCTATTTGTGTCATATGCATCACTAGAATATATTATCAAATCATTTGTATTATATTTTTTTAACGGTAAATTAATATAATCATTATCAAACAATAACATATCAATATCTGATATTAAACAAACTTCATCTCGGAAATATTTAGTCCCAAACATTCTAAATATTTGGGACTGAAATCCTGTATTAATATTTGGTAATGCTTTTATTTTTTTAACCAAACCCCATTTATCATTATAAAAATCAGAGTCTTCATCTGTAATATGAAATAAAACAGGAGTAATACCTAAATGTTCTTTACATATTTGTGAATTTATTTCCCATAAACCCTGATATTTTGGGTTATCATCAATTGAGAAAATTATCTTATCAATATTCATTTTTAAACCTCTTCTTTATTTAATAAACTAGATAAATCAAAATTATTTTTAATTTTATCATATTCTTTTTCAAAATTAATTCCATTCATTCCATATTCTAACCATTCAAAATTATTATCAGTTTTATAATTTTCAAATTGGGTTTTATAATTTGGGACATTTTTAATAATAAAAAAACAATTATCAATAACTTTTACACCATCATCATAATTTGGTGTACATAATATTGACACTAAAGTTGATTGTATATCATATTTTTTAACCAATGAACAAATTTCATCAATTTCTTGGTCAATTGTTTTTGATTCAATTATTTTGGATATATAAAATAACATGATTTTATCTTTATCCTTGTCCATTACTTCATTAAATCTGTCTATTCTAATTTTAATCTTATTAACTTCAGATTCTAAAATTAAATCATGATGTAAAAAAACACAAATTCTATTCCACTCATATAAATCATTAGAATTTATAGTTGTAAAGTTTTGATTAATAGGTAATGTTGTTTTTAAATAATTTTCATTCATATATGATATATCAAAATCATATAATTCTAAAATATCAGTTTTAATTAATTGGAAATTCTTATTTTTAATGTTGATGAGTTTATTTTCATCTTTATTTAAAATTACAATATCATTTAAATAAGATTCAAATCTATTTGTTATATTCAATAATGATGTTTCTAAATCAATATACATCCAATCAAAAGGTCCTGAAAATTTTGACATTTCAAATCTTCTTAAGAACTGAACTGAATTACATCGATATCCAATAGAAAACACATAATTTATTTTCTTCATTTTTTATAAACGTCAAATTTTGATAAATCAGGATATGGTAATTCTAAGTCTTCATTATGTTTAGGTGTACCATCCATGTTATAGAATTGATTCATAAGTAATAAACCTCTTGAAGCAATTTCAGGCATCATGTAAAAATTCCATCCTAACATATCAAAATTATCATCGTGATATGATACTTCATTTCTTCCTGAATATCTCGCTCGTTTAAACCACTTGTAAGCTTCAAAATCGTCAGTTAAGATTGCACCACCTTTACCAAGTTTTAAGTGTTTATATGGTCCTGTAAATGATACACACATATGTGTCCCATCTATATACATGTCACTGGTAAATCTTAAAGCCGAATCCCAAACATTTGTTGGTGATAGTTGATACGCCCCTTTTAATGTTGGTCCATAAACAGGTTCAAACTCAACTTTACCACCCGCATGAATAATCTCACAAGGAACTGAAGGATACGTTCTACTTGGTATTCTAATTGTTTTACCAGTAATCTTTTCATAATACAACGATAAGAACAAAGCGTTACTTTGGTTATCCACAGTAACAGCATAAGGAGCTCCAGTATATTCTGCCAGTCGTTGTTCAAAACTTTTTGTAACATCATATACTGATGAGGATAATGTACCAGGTTTTCTTAATTTAACATTTTTAGGTTTAGCAAAAATAACACCATGTTTAATATTTTTATTTGATTTAGTTTTTTTACTACCATCAAACACAATAATCTCACATTCAAAATTATTGTTTTCAAGTTTTTCAAGTATAACATTAATTTCCCCGTTAGTGTTTTCATGGAACTCAACCATAAATCTGTCCACCAAATTAATTTGTTCGTCAGTTATTGATTCAAATAAAGGATATTCACCACCTTCAATATCACATTTAAATAATGATATTCTACCGTAATTATTATCCTTGTAAATGTCATCTATTGTAATCGTATCACAACTAACTACACTGTTTAATTGTCCGTCAACATTTAAAACATTTGAACCAATTGTTGAGTTTTCCTTTGAGAACATAAAATCAATTTTAGTATGTTCTTTATAAACAGGATTCACATAGATAACAGATTTTTCTAAATCAGTATCTAAATGATATTCAATACTTTCACGTAGGTATGGATTTGCTTCAACTAAAATAACTTTTTTAGCATTTACTGTATACATATACTTGGCAAACAATCCAACGTTAGCACCAATATCAATTACAGTATCAAGATTTTCTAACTTTAAATCATCAAAACATCTATCAACAAAAAACTCATAATAGTTAATGTAATTACAATCCAAAGGTTTAAATTTAAATTCAGGTATTCTTGGATGAAAATTAGGATTAACAATTAACTCTTGACCAAAAACTAACTCATTTGTTTGAGAATCATAAAACTCAACTAAAAATCCTCTGAAATTAGTATTGTCTTTGAATTTCTTAATATGAATTGGAATGGGTATTGTCCAATAAAATATTGGATACTCCAAAGGTAAATTAAACCAATACATCGGAGCTTTTGAAGTCATATCTCTAATACTCACATTAAAATCAAACTTTTGGTTTCCATTATAGGTTATTGTAATCTGATTATTATCCCCATTAAAACCCAAGTTGAATAGGGAATCAATACCCCCAACATTTAATACATCCATCATATTATTTACATCTTTATCAATATCTCCAGTTAAAAATGTAACCTGAGGTAGTTTATCATATTTTCCACAATACACATCCAAGTTATACATCATCATAGGAATACCATATTCAATGGCTTCCTTAATGGCAATTGGATTTAATTCTTTATTATTTCTATCACCTTTTGATGGGAACATAAACAAATCGGACGCTTCCAAAAATTCATTTACATTATCCTTTTCCCCCCAAACGATACAGTTCTCAGGTTTGTTATTCATCAATGGTTCCCAATAACTTTTGAAGTTATCCGCTTGGTTACCAATGAAATGAAATTTAATTTTAGAGTTTTCTAACTTACGAGCAATTTCAAAGATGTATTTTTGGTTTTTTCTTTCAGTAAACAACCCAACATTAACAACATGTTTCCACCCTTTATCAAGTCCAAGTTTTTCTTGGAAGAGTTCTTTTCTCTTCTCTCGGTTTTCAATTGGATATTCAATCACCTCATAAGGAATGTCAAACATTGAATACTGAATAGCATTAAACACACTAACAAAAATAAACTTATCAGGAAACCAAACCTTAGATGTCGGTTTGAAACTTGAATCATGTGTTGTTTCAAATATTTTATATGGACGGTTTTGTCTATAAATTTGTTTTGTAATGTTATTGTCCATGAAAAATTCAGGGAACTCCTCCATTGATATAATATCAGGTTGGAAATCGTTAATAACATCAATTAAAACATTCTTATCATCCCATAGAGTGATAAGGTTGTCTTCACCAATTAAATTCTTAATTCTGTTCTTCTGAACAACAAAATCCCATGAATAACATCCGTATTCAACACACTTTATTACATAATCATCTTTAAGAAGTTGAATCTTATTCGTAGTAACCTGTGGTAGTCCTCCAGTAGATAGGTGTGGGACTATAAATAATATTTTCTTCATACCTAAAAAAAATAACAATATTTATTTTATAAATCCATAGAATATATTATCTTTACAAAAAAATATACACAATGAAAAAATTTATCTTATCAGTTTTTTTAGTTCTTTCAACACTATTATCATTTTCTCAAGAAATAGGTTTTGCTAAAGCCGTAGAACTCTACACAGGTTATAGAGACACAAATAACGAAATCGTATGGAACGGTTCACCAACATCAGTAGACATTCTAATTAAACTTGAGGACGACAAAGTAACCATCTTTAGTAAACAAACCCAAGTATATCGTGTAGTCACCAAACTAAGTGACGAAGATTCACATATTACTTATAGAATGTTAGATTCACAAGGTGGTAACTGTAACTTCCATATGAGTCCATCAGAAACTCAAGGTTACATATTTATCGCGATAGAATACAACGATTACGCTTGGATGTATCTAACAGAGATTGACGATTAAGTCTATTCCCTCTTGTGTTTAACATACATGTTAACATAGAAATCACCAATACCCTCATTTCTAAAACCCTTACCTTTAACACGTAGGGGTTTTGTTGTATCTACCTCTTCAGGTAATTTTATATTTAGGTTACCTGATGGGTGTGGTACGTCAATCATATCTTTATTAAAATCTTCCAATGACATTTGATAATTGTATACTAAGTCATTGTTTACCTTATCAAAACCGTCTTGAGGATTTACCTTAATTTTAAAAATTATATCCCCAAAACTTCCTTCATGATAATCCCCCATTTGTTTCGCCTTTATCATCTGACCATCAGTAATACCATGAGGTAAATTAATATTAATTAACTTCATCTCATTATTTTTACCTTCACCAGCACAAGAAAAACAAACGTTATTTAAACTGAATCCTTGACCTGAACAAGCATCACATGGCATCTGTACTATATTACTGAAAAACGAATTACCAATTCTTTGGGTTATTCTACCTGAGCCATTACATTTCGAACATGTAACCCTATCACCACCTTTACCATTACAGGTGTTACAATTAATTTTTCTACTGAAATTAATATCGATATTCTTCCCAATATAAGAATCTAAAGTTCCAATATTTAATTCAACAACTTTATCAGGAGCTTTTCTTGGTTTATTTTGTTTTATATTATTAAAGAAATCATGAAACATGTTAAATGGGTCAGCATCAAAACCACCAAAAGGATTATTCTTATTATTATCATAATTTCTTCTCTTATCCTCGTTACCTAGAACATCATAAGCTTCTGAAATCTTTTTAAATACTTCCTCATTACCACCCTTATCAGGGTGTGATTCCACAGCTTTCTTCCTATAAGCTTTTTTTATTTCGTCCTGACTTGCAGTTTCTGGTACATCTAAAATCTGATAAAAATTTTCCAACTGTTTTTATTTTTTAAAATTTTATTAATTTATTAATATGGAACAAAAATTTCATATCATATTGTTTAAGAATAACAAAAAAAAGAAAAAACTCAAATCTTTTGTTAGACAAACTTTGGCTGAAAATTATTACAAAGATTTATTAAAAAAGTCAAGTGATATAATTTTTAATAAACAATTTGAAAGTGGACATGATTGTAAATTTAACATAGGGATTGTCACCAGTGATTATATTGGGGAGACTATCCATTACACTGACGAGTTTGGTAGAAATAAAGTAATTAATCCCAAGATATCCGAAAATCAATATCTACTCAAAATAGAAAGATATAATTTAGAAGAACTTATTTTTGATATAGGAAAAAATAAAAGAATTACATTTTCAGAATTTTTAAAAACTTACTTAAACCATGATAAAATATTAATGATATCTAAATTAAAAAATAAATTTATAGTTCAAAATGATGATGATTATAAATTATTTAGTTTAAAAAATGAAGAGGATTGTGACAGATTTTTAGATATTCTTTTTAACAATAACCCAAGAAAAAATTTAATTATAGTAAAAGATATTTCAACAATACACAGAAAATATCTTTATGAAATCTTAGAAGAAAAAGGTTTTACTCGAAAACAACTATATACAAGCTTTACTACTTATCCAAAATAAATATAAAATCAACATCTGAGATTTCAACTTTAAATCTATCTTCAGCAGTATTTTGGGAAAAGTTTTGTTTAATAATGTCAAACTCCTGTTGGTAAACTTCAATAACCACAGATACTTTACCCTCAATTAAAGACTGTGAGGCGTCAGCAATCATTGCTAATTTACCTAAAAATTCATTACTTTCTTTATTCTCTGCCATAATGTGTATTTTTTCTTTTCAGGAAATAAATCTTTCTTTTTAATATCCTTAAAAATTTCAGCTAACTTTTCTTTTTCTTTATTTAAATCAAGTTCGTTCTTAGTCCTCAACGATTTCAGGGCTTCCAACTCTTTCTGTATTTGATTTTGTGATGGCATTTTTTACAGGTTTTTCAGAATTTAATTGAAATTTTAGAATTTTTAAATTATCTAAACTTTCTTTTTCAAATATGTTTTTTAATTCACTTATCTTACTTTCTAATAATTTTTCTTTAGCTTCCCTCTCTAAATTATAATTAACAATACCTAAAATATTTTGTTGGGTTTTATTTATTTCCGATTCATCGTACTCTGAAATAAACGACAAAAGAAGTGAGTCATCATCAGAACCATTATTTAAAAATTTGTCTTCAATAATGAATTTTTTAGGCATCTTCCATGTCTTTGGAAAAATCATATCAAAAACGATATAATTTTCAAGTTTTCGTATTTGATTAAGATAATCAAATAAAGGTTTAATTTCAGTATATAAACTCATCAGATAGCAATTATATAAGTTATTATGTAAGTTAATGTTAAATGGAATAATAAATTAATCCCACTACTCAACTCCATCTTTTGGGGTGGAGTTTGTAGTAGCGATTTTGTAAAAATGATTGAAATTTTAAAAACATTTAAAACACTAAAAATAAAAATAAATAAAAATAAATTATTTAGATTAATCATTCTGTTTTCTTCCTTCTAAAATTTCTCCTCTGAATGTCTGAAGAAGAGCTTTTAATTCTTGAGCAGTTTTTCTCGCTCTTGTACCAGCACTCTTATTACCTTGGTAGAACTTAGTAGCATCTACTGAAAGTAGTTCAGTTAATTCTTTAATTTTTTCAACTGTTTCCATTTTGTTAAAGATAAAAATTGTTTATTACACTATCAAGAATAGTAGTTTATTTATTATTGTAAATTTACTTTTACATTTTTTTCCATCAATTTATAAATTGTGGTTAATAAATCCAAATCAGATTTTGTCATTGACGTTTCAATATCAAATATTTCGTTAAAAAATTTATCCAATGATGATTTCACATCTTTGTTTTTTTGAAGATAAAAGGTTTCAAAAATAAACTCCCTGATAAACTTTTTATGTTCACCATCATTTTCAAAAAAAATTTTCTCTTTTTTAAAGTTGTCAACGGTTTTATCCCAACACCAGTCAAAATGATTATTAATGTCCTGTTCCGTAACATTAATATTGGTTTCATTAAATTCAGATTCTCCCAAGTATGTTTGGGAAACTAAATTAACCAATGATTTTACAAAAGTTTCGTATAGCTCCAGTTTTAAAAAACAAATATTGTTTGATTCAACCCAAAATTCAAATTCTTCAGGGTCTATAGGTTTGGATATATATGAAAAAAAATTCTCCATAGTCATATGGAGAATTATAGATTAAAATATTTTAAAGTAACTAATTATTTTTTATACTGATAACCAATTAACTTTTTCATGTTTTCCATCTCTTCATTAAGAAGTGAACTTTTTTCATTAAATATTGATTCACTAACATTATTTAAAACTTTTTGAGCCTTAGCCGCCGATGAACTTTTTTTACTTTTTAATTTACCCTTTTGAGTTACTTCACCGGCAACATCAACAGGTTGTGATTGTCTCTTATAAGAAGCTTCTAACTGTTCCGCACCATATAAATTATCTTCGTAGTTCTTATACATCTTCTCACCTAACTTACTTGGAACAACATTACCTAATGGATTACCTTCGTCATCAACCTGAGCATTACCTGTTAGTCTATTACCTTTAAGATACATCTCAATTTTTTTATCATCAGGTTTAATCTCATCAAACACTATGTTAGTTTGTCCTGGATACGCAAATGCATCTATATACTCATCAACATACTCAGATGCTGTATATGCCTTTTTATCCATTTTAGCAAGTTCACCATTACCTTTTGGGAACGTTACTGGATTAGATTTAAATGTATCTTTAGACCCTGCTTTAACATAGTCAGCCATCTTTTTAAATGATTCTTTATTAGCCTTTGAGTTCTGTTCTTTATCTTTTTTAGAAACTCTATCATATTGAACTAATCCAGCTGGTTTACCTGTCTTCTTTAAATTATCCTTAACCTTTTCTTCAGTAACAAGTTCTTCAATCATATCAATCAATTCTGATTCACCCAAATCAAGAAAATCACCATCACCCATCTTAATTCTATAATTAACCGGTTCTTCATCACCTGAAACAAAATCAACTTCTTGGTCAATCTCTTCAGGATAATTTCTCATATACTTTTTCTTCAAATATTGGACTCTTGGGTTTTCATCATCAGATAAATTAATATCTTCAAAGTCATCGTGTCCCATACCTAATCTCATACCACCTAAATCTTCAGTCACTTCAAATTCTTTACCATCAACTTTAAAAGATTTTTTACCTTCTTTTTTCGCCTTCGATAAAGCTCCAGTAAAAGCGTTTCCTTCTTCTACTTCTTCTTCCATTTTTTGTAATTTTAAAAAATCCGCTTTAGTCAGTTTACCTTTAGGTTCTGCAACATCTAATTTTTTTTGACCACCATGTAGTCTTTCAGTTGTTTCACTTCTTGCATCTTTAATTCTTTTTTTCATGTTTGCTATTTTTTTTTCTCCAAAGGCAACATCGTCACCTCGTTTATTTCTTTTAAAATGGAATGGTCCGTCTGGTGATATTTTACCTCTTCTTATAAACGTGTAATCCTCATCATCGTCATCAAAACCATAATCAGCGCCTACTTCTAAATCGTACTTATCAACGTCTTCGTTTGATTCAATTTTGTTAAAAATCTGTCCAGCAAGTTCATCAGCTCTTTCAGATAAACTTTCACTAATGATACCCTTAATTATTTTATCAAATTCAAACATTGTATTTTACTATATAAATATTCAGATATTCATGTTTTTCAGAATATCTTCTTTGATTAATTTTTTAATTAGATTTTCATCTATTTTATATTCCAATGCCAATTTTTTAACAATACTTTCAAAGACATCAAGTTCAGTCAATTTAAGAGCGTTAATATCCCCTTGATTACAATATGGAAACTTTTGACATTTCTTTTTAATTTTTACAAACTTCCCACCTTTGTATAAAGGTTTTGCCGCACCTCTCCAATCTTTTTTCTTTTGTGATTTTGCTAAAAATGATGGACCTTCATATGAACCAGATGAACTAGAACCTGTTGCTTCAGTTGCTTCAACTTTTTTAATTTCATCACAACTACATTCAGATTTAGTTTTATCACAAACATCACAATATTCTTCTTCAGATAAAGGACCAACATATCCACCAGCACTACCTGAACCAGTCGCCTCGTCAAACTCCTCACTTTCAGTTTTTAACTTGGTGGCAAAATTATTCATATCTTTTAAAGAGTCGGTATCTCTTGGCATTTTACTCTGTAGAGATTTTAATAACGTATCTTTTATGTCCATATTACCTTTTAATTTTATCCATCCAAGTTGATTTATTAAACCATAAATATTCGTAGAAATCCATCATTGACTTAGAAATTATATTTTTTATCTCTTTCTCAGATTTACCCTTTTTAATATCCTTTAGTAATAATTCTATCATTTTTTCTTCAAATTGTTTAATAGTATTTGAATCTAAAAAAGATTTAATTTCTTTTTTGACAATTTTTTCTATTTCGTTTTTTTCAGATTGATTAAAAGCCATTTTAAAATGCGAGTATTAATAATAAAAGTGTTAATCCTCCACCAGCATAGGTTCCGACTTTCCACCATTTAGTTTTATCATTATTGGTTTTAATCTCATCTTTCAAATCGTTAGTCATATTAACATACAAACCAATTTGTTTATCTTTTTCACCAATTATAACTTGATTGTTTTTATCTTTCTCTTGTAAAATTTCAATCTTTTGGTCTTTTTGTTTTTCTCTATCTTCTATCTTTGATATCTTAGTATACAATTCAGTATTCTCTTGGATACAACCATCTAATCTAATTAAATCTTTAGCAATTTGTCTAGCAATTTCTGAACTTATAACAACCTTAGTTGTATCTTTAGTTACCGTACCTACCTGAGAAAAACCCATTAAGCTCAGCATTGTCATAATGGTCAACAACAATAATTTTTTCATTTGTTTTCTTTTTTATTACATTTATATTATTATCAACCAAATCAATTTCTTTGGTAATATGATTGATATTTGTATCCAATGAATCAAGTTTTAAATCCAATTCTTTGTTTATTAAACTAACAGAATCAATTTTTGTTTGTATACTGTCGATTGATGTTTGATATTTTTCAACATCAGTTTTAATCTTTGTAGTTGTAATGGTATTATACCCAACTAATAAAATTAAAATACTAATTAATATTATTATTACTTTTTGATTCATGCCCCCATTGGTTTTGTTTTTTTTCTACCTGCGATTACTTTAGCCCATTTAGATTTGAACTTTTCGTAAAATGTTTGTAATTTATCCATTGACGCTGTGAAATTTTCATCAACTTTAACCATATCACAAGTTATATATAAACCATTATTTTCTCCGATAGTAAAATAAAAATCAATATCAAAATCGACAATTTTACCACTCCAATCAACATTATCTTTATAAACATTTAATTGATTGAAATTAACTAAATCAGAAACTTCACTAACAAACTCATCCATAGTCTCCTGAAAAGCCATTTTATCATCAGTAGTTAGTTCAGTGTCTTTCATAGTTTCAGCGTGAATAACTAGTATACCACCAGATATTCTATATGCCTGTTCAGCTTTATTTGGTTCGTCAGTATCACCCTGAATATCGTCTTCAACAGATTTAGGGACATTATATCTTGTAGATATATTATTGTCCTCAATTTCCTCTTCAGTTATCAAATACGACTTCTTAATTTCCTTTATGTGTCCTTGAACTATTTGATTTTTTGATTCAAGAATTTGTCTAACTTTTTTAAGTTGGTCTTTTATGTCTTGGTTATCTCTCATAATTTTCTATCTCTTTTTTAAAATATTCATATTCAAATGATGGGTTTAAATCCAAAAATTTATCACTAAAATTACTTCTACAGACAATTCCATTAAATAATTTAACACCATCTACTCTCGTATTGTGTCCAATAAATTTGTTGTCTATTGAAAATTTCTTTAAGAGTTTTTTTGAAAGTTCTATCAGTGAATTTATTTGTTCTTTAGTATATGGTTCCCAAAAAATTTTACTTCTCCATTTTTTTTCAAAAATATCTTTACTATAAATATCACCAATCCAATTAGAATGAGATAAACCTAACGGTGTTTTTTGTAACCACCCTAAATTTTCTAAACAAATCACGATTGAATGTTTATTTACTTCACTTTCTGAAAAAAAATCACCATAAGAATCGTCTGATATAAAATTTAACACAACCCCTGATTTGGTTATTAAATAATTAGGAATTTTCTTGTAGTTACCGTTAAAACGGTATTTCAAAGAGTTTAGATATTCTCCTTGTGGTCTAAAACTGTTACAAAGAATTATTTGTTTTTTCTTTTTATTTTTTTCAAAATTAGAAAACTTACCATATTTTTTAATTTCAAGCATCTCTTTTTTTGTAGTTTAAAACCTTGTAATCTTCACCCGTTTCGGTAAGTGTATCATTTTTTTTTTCAACCTCTTCAGGTTGTATATTTTCTTCTTTATTAAGTAACCCCATATATACGGTATTGTCATACTGACTTTCTTCCGTAATCGGTTTAACTTCTTCTACAGGTTCCTCAACAACGTCCTCAGTTATCACCTCATCGTTTTCATCAATATTTTCTTTAACAATTTCAGTATAACCATTTAAAACTTCTTCAATCTTACGTAAATCTTCTTCAGATGGTTGATATGGTTTACTTTTAGGTTTTTGTTCGACAGGATAGTTATTTTTTAATATTTCCTCTAATTTTTCTAAATCTTCATTAGAAGGTGTCCACTTTTCTTTTTCTTTTTCTTTAATCTGTAATTCAATTATTTTTTGAATGTCTTCCTCAGTTAAATCTGTTTTATCATCTTCAACCACTTCTTTATTCTTTTCGGTAAACTTTACCAACATGTGAGCAAATGTTAGAGATATAACCGGAAGTAACCCACCAGTTAAGAACGCTAAAACTGTCTTATGACTGTTTAAATCAGTCATTTCAATTCCCATGTTCTCAAACAACCCTCCAACCATTGAAATCCAATCTTGGAATGTCTGTGATGTCTCATCAATGTATGTAAACGAAAAGAAAATATTACCCAACATCTGAATGAATGTTACGATGATAAATGGGAAGTAAACAAAACGACCCATGTTAACTGACACAGCTGCTAAGGCAGATAATGCAGCAATTTCAATACCCACTGAAAGGTATATAGCCCAAGTAAAAGGATTGGATAAACCATAAAAACTCGTAACGTGTGATATTGACACAAACGCTACGAGTAATATTGGAATAACAAAGGCTAAAGAAATTATGTTTGTTAAATTTCTACTAAACCAATTTTTCATTGTCCCAACTCATTCTTGTAATGGTTTATGGGCATATGGTTCTTATCCGACAATTCTTCAATTTCTAAAGTCTTCCAACTTGGAGTTTCTTTAATGATAGTAATTAGTTTATCTTGAGATACTACGATAGTACTTAAAGAGTCAACTTTCTTAGTTAATAACTCAACCTGTTTTTCAGTTGTTTTAACTTGGGTTGAGGTTCCACATCCTTTAAAGAAGGATAATAATACGATTACCAAAATCGCGGGGATAAAGTATTTCTGTAATTTTTCCATAATGTTTTTTTATCTAATTTAAAATTAAATTTATAACAATAAATAGTTGATTACATATAATCGAACAAGGTAACACTTTCATTTCGTAACTTACGAAGAGCTTTTTCTTTAATTTGTCTTACTCTTTCCTTAGTTAAACTGAAATCTGAACCAATATCTTCAAGTGTTCTTGGGGTACCAGATATACCATAATAGTCTTCAATAATCTGTCTTTCACGTTCATCTAGTATATTCATAATACCAAACAATCCGTCTTTAAGTTGGTCACCATTATTAAATGCCTCATCAGGCATATCACTATTCTTATTAACAATTAAATCAATCAACGTATCACCATCTTCATTAATCTGAGTTTGTAGGTTAATTGTTGATGGGAGATTAGCAAATCTATCGTCAATTCTTTCACCCGTCTTGTCTGTACGTTTCTTTTCTTTATATAGGTCTTGGATAACGTTAACAGGGATACGGATTGTTCTTGAGTGTTCATTCAAAGACTGTAGAATAGATTGTCTAATCCACCACACCGCATACGATATGAAACGAAGGTTCTTCGTCCAATCAAAACTATTAATCGCCTTCATAAGTCCGATATTCCCTTCAGCAACTAAATCACTGAAATCAACACCTTGTCCCTGATACTGTTTAGCAACAGTAATAACAAATCGTAGGTTACCCTCTAACAATTCTTTACAGATACGTGCCTTTTCACTATCAGATGTTTCGGGGGTTTGCATCTTAGCCGACAGTTCCCTTTCTCTTTCAGGAGTCATTACCTTAATACGTCTAAGTTCTTTAAGGTAGATTTGTACTTCGTCTTGATTAATCGGGATAACTTGGTTTTTTTCCATCATATTATTTGTTTTGAGTAAATTTCTAATTGTTTTAATTGAATTTCTGACAGACTATCTATACCTTTTTCTTTTATCTTATCCAATAAATCATTAAGTGTCATAACTGGTACATCTTGAATAACTTCTTCATTAAAGATTTTAAAGAAATCATCAAAAGAACGAGACTTATGAATATGAATACCTCCTAAAAATTCAGGAATTCCCGTATTATCACTTACGTATCTAGTCTGATTTAATCCTTCATTTTCTGTCAAAATGTCAGTGTTTTCAAACAAGTGTTTTTCTATCTCTTTGTCCATAGAATATATCATGTCAGATTCAAGAGGGAAAACAAAATACATTGCCGTTAATTTAACAATATTTTTCTTCATATAGTCGTCTATATCTTCCCAATCCAACTTCGTGCCAAATGTTATTATGACACCACTGTCTCCATGTTGGAATTTTATCTCACCTTTAGATATTTGTGATACCGTTTCAGTTAAAAGGTTTAAGGCCTGTGGGTTTTCTTTATATTCCCCGAATGCAAATAATATATAATTCATAATCATAGTCTTACAAAGATAATACAATTTTATAATTAACCAAACTTAATGTGAAACTTTAGAAATGTTGTCAGTTTTTGTAATCTTGATAATGTTATCAGACCAGTTTGAAATCATAGGGTTGTGAGTAATAACAAGTATGTTTTCAAAGTATTCTTTAATCTTAATAAAGAACTCATAAACCATTTCCAAGTTATCATTAGAAATCTTACCAAATACTTCATCAAATACTGTAATGTTTGGTTTAGGTAATGAACACACTTTAGCCATTACCGCCCTTAATGCCAATGAAGCAATTGTCTTTTCATATCCCGAACCTGAAGTCATTAACTTTTCAATTTGAGTATTATTGTCTATCATACAAAATTCAACCTCATTCTTTTCACTGATACGGATTTCCAATCTGAAATAACATGAGTCCTGTAATAGTCGTTGAAGTTCAGAGTTAATCAAAGGCATCATGCTCTTCATGATTCTTTTTGAGATACCGTTCTTACCGAACAATTCCAAATAAACTTTATACTTAACTTCCTTTTGTTGTTCCTCAGAAATTTTAATAATTAAGTTGTTATTAGAATTAATCTTTTCAAGATTGTTGGTAATTTTAAAACGTGAACTTGAAACTTCCTGTTGAACAAGTTGTTCCTCTCGTTTTAAGTCTTCCAATCGTAAGTTAGCCTTAATGATTTGACTTTCAATCTGTTCGTTAGATTTAATAACATCTTGTACATCATCATATCTTTTCAACTTATCTAACAAACTTTCTTTCTTTAACTCAAAGTTTTCAATTGTTGCTTGGTATTTTTCATAGACAAGTTTGTTTCTTTCGTACTCATCAAAGTCTTTTTTAAGTTTAACAAAACCTTGTTCTTTGTCCGATAATTCTTGCATTAAACCCTCAATCTTGTTTTTTTGCCCGATAAGTCCGTCAAGTTCAGCAATTCTTGATTGTGTAATTGCTGCGTTCATAAGTTCAATACCACAGTGTTCACACTTGATACCACCACTTACTGAACTCTTTAACTTTTGGATGGATGATATGTTTGTATCCAACTCAACCTTTTGTTTGTAAGTCTTTTGGTACTCCTCCTTAACTTTATCGTGTTCATTCTCATAATAAAACTCCGAAGGTTCAACAATCTTAACACCATCTCTTAACTGAACGTTTTGTTTGATTTGATGTTCAAAGTTTTCAACTTCTTTCTTTGTATTGTCAGGATTAAGTAATGAAATTTCTCTATCAACAACAACCTTTGATTTCAAAAGGTTATCACGATATTCTTGTCCTTTAACAATTCTACCTTTAACATCTTCAATCTTAACTTCACTTTCTGTAATATTCTTATCAAACTCTTGGTTTTTAACCAATAGTTCTTCGTTCTCATTCTTTAATGTTTCAGTATTGTAAATGTTTGAAATCATTGACTTAGAGAACTCTGAATAGATTTCTTTACCAGTCTCTTCCTTTCTTTTAAGGAAATCTAAACCTAAAAATCTTGATAGGACTTGTCCACGAGCTGTTGGTTTCGCTTCCAACAAATCCTCAAGGTTAGTACCAGTGGTTAATATAGTCATCAGGAAGTCTTCATAACTTCCAATTGATGTCTTAATAAACTTTTCAGTTTCACGTCGTTGTTCACCCGTGAATTTAACCAATGAACCATCAGGAAACTTCTTAAAGAAGTCTAACTCTGTCTTAACATTCCATTCACCTGATTTAGATTTCTTACGTTCAAGTTCACGAACAATAATGTAATCCTCACCATCAATAACAATCTCCCCTCTAACAGATACTTTATCTTTGTCAGAATATCTGTTGAATATCTCCTCAGCTTTGTTTGTTTTTGTTGTTGTATTAAAAAACAAGAACATCAACAAATCCACCGACAACACAGTCTTACCTCCAAAGTTAGGTGGGTCCGATTCAATCACGGTAATCCCACCCAACTTTTCAAAGTTTATATGTTGGTTTTCACCATAAGATAGAAAGTTAGAAAACTCAATCTTCTTGATATACCATTTCTTAAATGAAGCAATCTCGTCTTGTTCGGCAATCATCTTATTGTTTACCGCTGAGTCAATCTTCAGTATATCTTCGTAAAGGTTTTCTTGGGATTTAGATTGAAGGATGGACTTAATCAAATCGTGTTGATAGTTCTCGTCCATAATGTTGATAGTTACATCAACATTGTCTTGTACCTCTTCTGTTTTCTTTAACTTAGTAATAACATTTACACTTGTAGTTGAATACTTTTTTTGAAAGTATGCTTTCACACTTTTTAACTTTTCTTGTGTAAAATTCTCTGGGGTATCTTCCCATACTACTTGTACGTAAGGATTCTCAAGTTTTGAAAAATCTAAATCTTTTATCATTCTAACTTTTGTGAAATTAATTTGCGGGCTGAACAGGTCCATTTGTTTCTACTTCTTCTGTCTTTTCAGAAGCTGTTTGTCTCATCTTTTCAAACAAATCTGACATTGTTCTTTGATAGCGTCTTTCAGCATGGATGTTTCTTAATTTCCACGCAGCAACTTTCTGCTTGTGGTTTGGTCTTAATCTTGACTTTGGCATATATTTATTTGGTTTTTAAATTAATCTATTTTAGATGGTCGGTTTACTTCAAACCATTCAATGAAAGCGTTGATTGCCCATACTGCTCCTGATGCGAATAAACCATCAAAGAACCATGAAATGTATGGACTTGTTCCGAAAAACTGATATGTAGGTGAGAATAAAACTGTTCCTAAGAAGAACCCTATCCAAGTGGAACAACACATCATACAGGATAAGATACCTGAAATGAAGTTGAACGTGTTTGATAAAATTAAATCGGAGTTTCCATAAGCTTTGATGAAATCTCTCATTCCTTTGAAAATGGTTCCATAAACCATAATTGTTGAAAACCCGTAGGCTAAAATCATAAATAATACTAACTGTGTCATATTCTGTTTTTTAAGTTTGAATTCTGTAGGTAGAAAGCATAAGAAGTTTTTGTCATATCTTCAAGCTCATTCACCTTTCTTGTTAATTCTTTTATTGTGTTATTTTTATCGCTTAATTGTCTGTTTAGTTCAAAAAGGGTTTCCTGTAGTTTCCCACACTCCACTTCCTTTTTATCTTCCAATTTACCTTTAAGAATGTAAATTTCATTTTGTAGTTCTTCAATTTTTGAGTTATCTTCAACAATAACTTCCTTTTCAAATTCTCTGTCAATAACCTCAGGAAGATTACCCTGATTCAATAAACCATATTTTTCAATATAGTATCCTTTACGGAAACATAGTTTAACAAAACCATTAGGGTCGGTTATTTCATTAATTTTACAGAATGAATTGAAGTCTTCAACGTCTTGTTTGGTTAACTCAATAGTTAACGAATTTTTCTGTTCCATTTTCAATATCTTCGTATGAGTTTATTCTAAATGATATGAAAGGTTTTGGGTTGAATAAATCCACTGTCGTATACTCATCCTTTTCCACATCATAAATTCCATATCCGTGTTTGGTTACTGTTTCACCATAGTTCTGTCCAACGGTTGAACCAATCATGTAAGCCTTCTTACCACCCGGTATATCAAAGATTTGTCTCTTATGAATATCACCACATAGTACCAAGTCACATCCATCAAACTTTGATGTTTCAAACCCATCTTCAAACTTAAATCCTAAGTTGGTTGTAAGTCCCTGAACTGGTCCGTGAAATAATCCAATTTTAACTCTGTCAGATTTTTCAATCGTAGGTGGGATGTTATGGTCCATAAGTGAATACACACACCAATCAATATTTTCATCCTGATACACACCCCTGTTCTTGTAGTAAACTACCATGTCATTTTTAAGTGAGTCAACCACAGGTGTTAGAGCATCCAATCGTTCCATATTGTTTTCAAGGAAGTCGTGGTTACCAGGTATTAATACCGTCTTAGCAATCTTTGAACACTCCGTCAATACCCAAGCGATGAACTCAACAAGTTCAGGTGTCATTTGGTTTTTAGAGTGAACTAAATCCCCTGTAAACACAATTCTATCAGGAGCAATATCTTTCCATTGTTTAAACGCTTCTTCTAAAATTGACTTATATAGTTGGTGGTCTTTAAACAACCTAACGTGTAAATCAGAGAAATGAACTAACTTTTTTATCATAGTTCTAATTTCGGAGATTCAGTATGAAATGGGTTTAACTCTTCATTCACATGTCCACAAGCCAAACAAGCGTATGTTGGGAAAGGTACAACAGTATCATCAGGTGAACCAGTCAATAACTTTGGTACTCGTTTTAGATACGTAATTTCTTTGAACTCGTTATGTTCACATTTGTCACAGACAATGAAGTCCATGTCTCTTAAATTAATTTTTGGTTTTTCTAATTGCATATTATTCTACTATAAACATTATTGTATTACTAATCGGTACTCTAAGTACTGGTTTAGATTTCTCATCAGTTTTAGTCATTACTTCGTAGTAACCTTCTCTAATTTGTACTGTTGATACGTTTAAGTAATCCTCAAAATGAAGTTGACCTAAATCAACGCTTACTGTTTTGTCTGTTGTGTTAAATGTTAGTTTTATCATAGTTCAAATATAGTATTTTTTTTGTTCGTTGTCAATTCAGATAGTCCTTTACATTCATAGTCATCACAGTATCTATCACATCTTGTGGTACTCTAAACTCTTTAAACTCTGAATCCTCTTGCAATAATACGACAATACATCCATATAATTTCATGTTTTCGTATTTTGTTCCTTCCAACATTTTTAGGATTAACTTACCATATAAAGGTAGTTGAACATAGTAGTGTCCAAGAGCGGTATTTGGTAGATTTTGGAATGGTTTAAACATAGGTTTTGTAAAGTTGTTACTTTCAAAGTTTTTAGGTTTGTTTGTTTTATAGTCAGTAACTAAAATACCAAACCCATCTTTCTTCTTATTTATCACCAACCACACCTTATCGGGTTGCCCCACATATCCCAATTCATTAGAACCCAAAACAATTTCAGTATCCAACAAAACTGTTTCTCTCCCTTCCATTAATTTAAGAAACTTTTTACCTGCGGTAACCATACTATCACCTTTCAATATTTGGGTGATATCACATTCAAATTCAGGTTTTCTAATCTCTTTATCAATTCCAAACATTTTATGTGAAGCCTGTTCTAAAATGTAATGGACTCTACTACCCATATTCGTGGAGTAATCTCCCGCAGCAGCCCATTCTTCAATCAATTGTTGTTTAAGAACTGGGTCACCTTTAGATTTCTTTTGAGACGCTTCGTCAGTTGGGAATTCAGGGTAAAACAATTTTAATATTTTAGATACTGACGGCCAATCACTTCGTAAGTTACCATCCTTATCGGCCATTGTATACGTATGACTTTCTTCTTCAAAAGTTAATTGAAGTTCTTTTTGTTTTTGTGAAATTATTTCTATAATTTCTTCTCTTATTTTATATAAATCCATTATTTATTATTTTGTTTCCTTTTTTATAATTATCAATTGACCAAAGGGGTTGTAAATTAGAATAATGACATAATTTAATAACATCTTCTTCAGTTTTAGCAGAAGATAACGGTACAATATGGTCAATATGCCATCCGTCGTGTGAATAATTATTCCAAGTCATACCCTCAATAAATTTAGATTCAATGTATTTTTTTAAATCATCAGGACTACATCCTACAATTTGAAAGGTTTCATTTAATTTTGAATTAAAATTTTTTGATTTCAAGAAAAGTTTGACACGATTACGTAAATTTAATTTCAACTTATAAAGTAAATCATTATTATATTTTACATTATGTCTTTGATTTCTTTTTAAATTTACAGTTTTTTTATTTTTATTCTGATAGTCAACCTGTCTTTCAATCTCGTTTCCCCTATTCTTGTAATAAAAATTTTTATAATCTTCCTTTGTACATTCTTTACAACGATACTTTAACCCATCTTTTTTATTGTATTTATCTTTATTAAATTCACAAATATTTTTTTCAATACCACATTTTTTACAAATTTTTGTGTTCATTTTGTTGGTAATCTTTTAGTAGTTTATTAACCAAAGAAGATAAATTAATATGTAAACCCCTATAATATTTTAAAAGTTCGGGTTCAAGAGCTACTGAAACTTTTGTTTTTTTTTCGTTTTCATTTTTTTTTATTCTTCCCATATTAATAAATATCTATAAAAGTGTGAATATTCACAATAATTAATAACTCATTTCATAATAATAATCATCTATCATACCTTTCAAATCTGCAATATCAGAGTCTTTTGGTAGTTTTAGAATCTTCACTCTCCCTCTTAACTTTCCACCATTTAGTTGGTTGTAAAGTTTTTGAGCGTCTTTCCAAGCATCAGCATCCAAACATATAATAACGTCTGACTTAGCTTTGGTATATATTGTTTCAAATAATAAATCGTGTAATATTTTTCCTAGTAGAACAACTGGGTTGGGTGTAAAGAATCCGTCAATTGCCCCTTCACATAGGTAAATCGGTTTATTCCAATCAATTAATTTTTCGTTAAAAATAATTGTCTCCTTTGGGTATTCAGGATTTTTATACTTATTTTTTGTGTTAAACCACGCTCTTGATATGAAGTAGTTAATCTCATTGTCCATACCATATGAAGGTATGATAATCCTACCTCCGTAGTCACCATCGGTAGCAAACCCAATATTAAACTTTTCAATCATCTCATCAGTAATACCACGTGTCTTAATATACTTTAAAACTTCTCTGTGTGGAATGTGAAGGGGATTAGCATCCTTAATTGAAATAAATTCTTTGGGGAGTTTTAACTTTTTTAGTTCAACATGTTTTGATTTGTGTTCTTCAGGTTTGAATATGTCGTAAGTTTTCTTTTGATTTTTGGTTCCAAAAATATCAATTAACTTACCTAAAACCCCGTGTGTTCCATTTGAGTCTGAACATGACCAACATTTATATACGTGTTCGTTGATATTAATTTCAAGGTTTCCTTTGTTTCTACCCTCATCACAATAAGGACAATTTATTGAAATCTGACCTTTGGAAGCGTAATAATGTTTCTCTTTACCAAATAAGTCCCTAATAATTTCAAGTAAAATTTCATCTTCGTCCATTACCTTAATAATAAGATAAAAACTTATTGTTGTCAAACTTCACAAAGTTTTAATCCCTTTTATATTTATATCATATGCCAACAACAATTACAGTTAGTAATATTACAGGTTCAACTCCGTTTGAAATTTATTTATGTTTTTCAGGAGGAACCCCATGCTATTATATAACACAAATTGGAAGTGGTGATTTACCTTATGATTTTGCAGTTCCAACACCTTTATCTGAAAAATTAGGATATTGTTTAAGAGTTGTAGATTCAGTTGGTTGTGTAATAACAGGTTGTACAAGTATATAAAAAATTGGCATTAAATTGGTATTCATTTTCGGGTTGTTGTAGTGGCACTACATTCCAAATTCAGTCGAATTATTCTGGAGGAACTTTTTCTGCAAATACATCTTATTATTTAATAACAGATAAGTATACAGGTTGTTCACAGTATTTAACTTCAGGGTTTGTTAGTGGTAGAACAGAATATAATTTAATTTCTGCAAATACAACAAGTTATTTAACTTGTTCAGCATGTACCACGGTCTATCCTTGTGTACCAGGTCCTACCCCTACACCAACATCAACACCCGCTCCGAGTGCCACCCCGACAAAAACGCCAACAAACACTCCAACAAAAACTGTTACACCAAGTGCAACACCTACAAAAACACCAACAAACACTCCAACAAAAACACAAACTAATACACCTACACCAAGTATAACACCAACTAATACACCTACAGTAACAAAAACCCCAACTAATACACCTACAGTAACAAAAACTCCAACAAATACTCCAACTCCAAGTATTACCCCGACACATACACCTACAAGAACTGTAACTCCAACACCAAGCATCACTCCAACAAAGACACCAACACCTACTGTTACAAGTTCTCCAACACCAACATTATCCATAACTCCAACAACTACTCCAACACCAACTATCACTAAAACACCTCTTCCAACATTTTGTAACACACCAACACCAACTTTATCTACAACACCAACACCTACTGTTACTCCAAGTCCAGTTTATACTGCGTGTCCTCAGTCAAGTTATTGTGTGTTTACAAATTTAAGTGCTTATACAAATTACGACGGAACTTATTACAACTATGGTGTTTTTGGTCAACGAAACGTATTCTACAAACCAGATAACACTAATCCATATTACATATATTATAACACAGGAGAAACAAGATGGTGTTTATCAAGTTGTGTAAACGGTGAATGTCAATTATTTGGTCCAACAGGTAGTAATACTGTTTGTCCTGATTTAGACGAAACATATTTTAACACATCATGTCCAACACCAACACCAACATTAACAGATACTTGTGATACATTTGATTTCACCGCAGTATTTGATTGTAATATTACATCAGGAGCAACTCCAACTCCAACACCGACATTAACACCAACAACAACACCTACAACGACTCCAACACCAACACCTCTGTGTAATGGTAAGGCTCTTATTTTTAGTGGGGTAAGTTATTCATATCCTGGACCAAGTCCAACTCCAAGTGTAACACCAACAAATGCAGTTAAAGGTGTTATAGTTAGTGGGACTGTAACATATGATACTTTCTCATCTAAATTTACAAGTTTATATTCTAAATTTTTACAAGACTGTAATGGTAGAACAACTTATGTAGTTTCAGAAGATATCCCATTTTCTACAGGTGCAACATTTAGTGTAATAATTGATGGCAAATCATCATGTGTCACTTATGTTTCAGATATTTTAAGTTCACCAACTAATATACTTCAATCTATTGAAAGTGGTAATTTATTCGATTGTGAATTCTGTGTACCAGTTCCAACTATAACACCAACGCCAACAACAACACCAACACCAACAACTACACCTTATTGTCCATTTGTCACAACAACAATTTCAATAACACCTGGATTCACATTATATAATATTTTATCAAACCCATCAACAGATTACGCATATGTTTCAAGTACACCTTTTAATAATATTGAAGTTATTGATAAAACAAATAATACAGCGTATTTGAGTATTTCAACAGGTGAAAGTGGTCCTCAAGGAATGGCGTTAGATACTTTGAATAACAATATTTATATTACATATTATAATTCATCAACTATTGTAGTATTGGATGGTGACACAAATTCACCAATAACAACAATTATTGGTGCGGGTGGTCCAGTAGGAATATGTTTTGATTCTATTAATAATCAAATGTATGTAACAAACTTTAATACTGCAGATGTTAGTGTAATTGATACTTTAACTAACACAATAACATCAACAATATCTGTTGGTAATGCTCCAATTAACCCATCATTTGACCCAACATTAGGTCGAGTATTTGTACCAAATGCTAACGACAACACTATGTCAGTTATTGATGTATTCACAAATACTGTAATTTCAACAGTTTCGTTTGTTGGTTTACCAGGTTCGTTATATCCAAGAACATGTAAAGTCAATATATCAAATAATACAGTGTACGTAGCACTTCAAAATAGTGATTTAATTGTCCCTGTTAACACAATAACATTATCAACAGGTTCAACAATTTCAGTGGGTAGTGCTCCATATGACATGACAATTGATTCATCTAATAGATTGTATGTTACAAATTCATCTGATTCTACTATAAGTGTAATTAACACAACAACTAATACAGTTGTGAAAACAATAAGTAGTATTGGTGGTGGAGCAGCAGGTATTGATTATGATACAACAACTACTAAAGTTTATGTAAGTAATGGTATATCAGGTAGTGTAGTGGTATTATGTACATAACAAAAAAGGTGTCAAATGACACCTTAAATTTTAAATAAAAATCTTATTAATTTTTTGAATTTAGATAACTTAATACAACCGTATAAGCATCTGTCATATCAAAATTCTCTTTCTTTAATGTATTATTTCTTGTGTATAACCAATTAATTTGTGGTTCTCTTTTTGCGACAAGTTCCCATATAATCATCTTCTTATCACAATCTTTAGGATAACCACCAAATAAAACAAACTTACCTTTTTCGTTTTTCTTAACTAATTCAGGCCAAGCTTCTTTTCTTGAGTTATAAGTTGATACGTATTCAGGAACGATACCTAATACATCATAAACTTCTTTAGTAATCAATGTGTTATATCTTAATAGTGTTCCAATAGTATATGCGTTATTACTATTCAACAAAGGTTCTTCAATTACACATCTAACTACACCAACACCTTTATATTCTTCCAACTTCTTTCTGAATGTTGCAGATTTTAATAACATTTCCTCAATCTTTGTTTCAGGTGTTGGTTTTGGTTGTGGTGAAACATGAGTTAACTCCAATAAATCTCTTGAAGATAAATCAAACAATGCAACACCAATTGTTTTAGTTGAAACATCCAATCCCAAAATCTTAGGAGAATTTTTAATACTTTTTGCCATATCTAACATTACTTATTAGATTTAATATTAAATTAATTAACTTAATAGTAAATAATTTAGAAATCTAACTTAACTACTGCCTGTTGAATACCTTGTCTTAATTGTGGTGATTGGAATTTAGCTAACACTAATAAATTTTTATTTGTATCATATAATCCAATTTCAGACATGTAAGCTGGGGTTCCACTAGTCCATGTTGGATTTGTAGAACTAACAAATTGATTATTAGGTAAATTAATCAAATATCTCATTTCATAGATTGTTGCCTGAATATCAGTATTAACATTACCATAGAACGAATACTCATCACCAAATCCTAACAAACCTAAATCAGATTCAGAATTACTTGGGATGATAATTTGTTCGTTAAGTAAATAAGAGTCACCTCCCGTATATGCTGATGGTGTTATTGTGAATGTTAAAGCACTTAACCCTACAGGATTGATGTAAGAGTTAGGTAATATATAATTAGATAAATCAGATGTATAATCAATTTTTATCCATTCTTCAGGGTCAGGTCTTAATTGTGATGTTGTACCAGTTTGAGCTAAAATAAAAAATCCGTTAGCCCCAAACCCACTTGTAGTTCCTGTTGTCATACATTTAAACTCATTACCAAAACTAACTGTTATGTTTTGTTCTGTTAAATTACAACCTGATGTTGGTCCAATAATTTTTTGATAATAGTTACAATGCATTCCTTGCCAATCACCTTCAAATCCATAAGTCACCCAACAAACTTGTTGGTCATTATCTAATAATCCATCAGTAGAAGTATCACCACAAGAACCAGGAACGATTAAACCTAATTTTGGTGCTGGTAATGTAAAATTTCTATTCGAGATATACGACATAGCCGCGATGATTTCATCATCATCAAAAACTATAACTTTATCATCAGGGAAAACTTTACCCACTCTATTTGGTTTACCTGTAACGGGATTAGCATGAGTATCATATAAATGATAATATCTAATACCAGGATTATTCATATCAATATTCTTAGTTGATTGTATGTAATAAGGTGTTAATAAATCGTAATTATCGAATCCTGCTGGGTCAATGTAAAATGTTTCACCACTACAACATGATATTGGGTTTTTATGCCACATTAACCATGGTAGATTTATTGAGAAGTTTCTTGCTTGTCCTGTTGCGCCAGGGTCAGTATTGTCATACGCTTCACAAGCAAATTTTTCACCATAAAAATTAATTATGGTGTTATTAGTATAGTGAACAATTGCAATAGCCTTTTGTTCTTCAGGTGTAACAATAATTTCTTCATAAAAAGAATTATAGTAAGAAGTTCCTGAAGTATCTGTTTGTCCACTTGATGACATATAACCGTAATATTCTTTTGTGCTAATATAATCAACTGAACCAAAATTTTCAAAACTCTTATCTTGTGTTGTTAATAAACCTGCAGGATTCTCACTCCAAGGAATATTCATATTCCAAATCTTAACTAAACCATCTTCAGGAGTACAAACTGATTCATAATTAATAACACTATCACTCCAATAGTTCATAGGAGTTGGTAAATCGTATCCAGTCATTCCTGAAGGATAAAAGAATAATCTAGCAGTTCCTGTATATCCTAACCCATTTAAATCAGGTAAAAGTCTATCGACTGTCAATTGTAATGTTCCTGAATTCCATGCCGTCACTTGATATGTCAATACCGGATAACATGACCTAATACAACCACATGATGAACCACCACTCATATAAATGGTCACAAGTGTCCCTGCAGATATTGTAGTTCCCGATGCTGAGTCAGAACATGGATTAGATGCTAAAGTCATAATCGATGAATTACCATTAAATGATGATGACGCTAAATTCACAGTATACTCTGAATTGTATGTATATGCCGATGTATGATACGGAGCGTAACAAGTAGTCGCAGTATTGGCACTAAAAAATCCACTTGGAGCGGCAGTATTGTAAACAGAATCATCAGCAGATGCCATAAATGGAATACCGTAAGTAATACCTGTGGTTCCTTGTAAATAATATGGATATTTTACATCGTTCTTATTTGATTGAGGAACACCCACATTATTATGAGCATTAAATGATGGTTCTAAAATTTGAAAATTTGAAATGTTATAATCAGGTATTGTATTATAATTAACTTCGCTATCTCCAATTTGGAAATAACTTACATTAAAATTACCTTCTGATATTTTTCTTCTACCGACATCGGTTAGTCTTGTTATCAGTAACCCTTGATTTTCTTTTATTACGTATCCCATTTATTATAATTATCTTTTAATAGTTTTTATACTGTACAATTCATATTTGCCGGTATATTTGATGGTGTATTTAATATAACATTACCAACTAACGTTGTATTTCTTCGATTCACATTAATTTGAGAAACACCAATAGTAACGTCTTGAGGAGGTAATATACACTGACAATTTGAGGATTGCGTTAATGTCGCATTAAAAATTTGCACGGTTGAGGTTCCTGACACTGAGGGGTAACATTGTGGGTAATCAAGAAGAGGTGTTGTAGTATTCCAAGCCCAACCAAATCCAACACCTTTCACCTCAACAAGTGAATTTAATGTTATAAAATTTACAAAATTTGTAGTTTCGTATACCTGAACAGTTTTTGTAAACGGTTGATACGTATTTGTAGGTGAACAACTTGGAATTATAAAAGCAGTGTTTTGTGAACTTATTAATTGAAAAGTTACTGTTGGTTGTATAACATTATTTAGATATACAAGTAATTGTGTACCTGTAGATGGAGTTATACTTTGAGATGTATTTTGATTATTAGGTGACCATTCCGCATATTCATAAATAATCCTTAGTTTAGCTCGAATTGAACAATTTGAGGTCGTATTTAAAAATCTCGCTTTAAAATTATCCTTTTTTATTCCTCCATTTATTGTATTTGTAAATGTATTTACATACGAACAATAATCCCAATAGGTTTGTGATAATGGAGAATTATTAATTGTAAATGATACAACATTACTTAAATTACCATTAACATCTAATACTTGAGCGGTATGTCCACCACTACCTAAGTTACTAACTATATTAGTATTATACTCAAATCCATCAACATAGTAAGTATAAGGTTGTCCAGATGATGGATTTGCAAATAAAACTACACTACCAATATCATCAGTTAAACCACATCCACCTTGAGCATTAGTAATAACTGTTGGTGTTATCTGTGAACATTGTCCTGAAGTAACTATTATCGGACTAACATTAGCAAAAGTTCCACTGCCAATCCAATTAGAACCATTAGGTTGGTCTGAGAGTGTATTACCTATTGTAAATGAAACAGTATTTGATTGTTCACAATCTGTTGGGATAGGTAATGGAGCGTTATGAGTTTCAATTGAACTTAACCAATATTCATCATAATATATTGTCATTCCAGTAACACTAATTTCACTCGGTGTTGTAGCACTATAAACAGGTCGATAATTTAAAGTAGACGCACTTATAAAATCTAAATAGAAGTTAATCCCACAATATGTGAAGTTCATACATAACTTATCAGGATAAACTAAATCCTCAGGATTTAATAAAGTACAATTAATAGTTTGAGTTTGAAAGTAATCTTCAACACCATTATCCTCAATAACTAATGTATATGTTCCAGCAGTTAAATTAAATATAGGTAAACTAACAGGATTACCACTTAAATAAATTGAATATGGTTCAGTACCACCTGTTATTAATAAATCTAAAGAACCACTTGATGGTAAACCAAACTCAGGTGAGTTAGGTTGACATTCAACATATAACGGGTCAGGAACAATAGGTATATTACAAGTAATTTCCTGAACATTATCACCCCAAAAATCGTGAACCAAAATTGAGTAATCGCCTGCCGGAACATTTTCATATAAAAGATACTCATTATTAGTCGGTAGAATACCAACACCTATTTGAGTTTGGGTTCCATCACTATAAAAATTATAAGGAGGTGTGCCGCCTGTTACAAATAAACTTACCGAACCATTTGTATTTCCCTCTCCAATTACCGGTACAACAGTTCTACATTCAGCAATAAAAGGAAATATAGTTTTAACACCACATTCATTAACAGGTGTAAAAATACCAGTACTTTGAGTTCCAAAATCTATTGTAATACCTGTTGGGCAGGGATTTAATAAGATACAATTAGAACAACTCGTTTGTGCGGTCATTCCAACCAAGTCATAAGTAATTGGTTGATAATCTAATGTAGGTAATTCAACATATGTTCCACATAGTGTTTCACCTTCAACAGTTTCAATATAATATATTTCAAACTCTGAAACCGAACCAGGTATACCAGTTACATAAAAATAATCTTCTACATCACAACAATTTTGAAATCCAAGTGCCATTACATATAAATAACAAGAAATTTATTTTTATGAATATTAAAAATGAAATATATTAAGGTGTGGGTGTTGGCGTAGGTGTCGGTGTTGGTGTTGGTGTTGGACTTGGACAAACTAAAATATTAAAAGTCTCACAAGAATTTCCATCAATAACTTTACACATCACCTGACTTGACCCAATTAAAACATTTGGTAAGTAAACTATTACAGGCCAATAAACCGGGTCGTATTCAGTTTGAACCAAAGAACAATTATTTCCACCATAGTCACATAAGTAAATTTGAAAAGGTGGTGTTCCGTTTATATTTGATATTTCAACGTATGTCATATTATATAATTACCAACAAGTTATAATTATTAAACCATCACCACCACGTCCTCCTGTCCCTCCTGTTGTTCCTGCTCCACCACCACCTCCACCGCAACCTGGTCCTCCATCACCACCGTTACCACCCACACCTGTAGATGAACCACCACCTGTACCACCGAGTGATACAAAAGGTTTCCACATAAACATACCATCTTGACCTCTACCACCACCTGAAGTACCTCCTGAAACACTCTGTACAAATCCTCTACCTGAAATTGAACCTCCAGCTGAAGGAACGTCAGCTGCGGTACGACCCGCACCACCACATCCCGAAACAAGTGGAACTGCTCCTCCCCCGTATGTATTTACAGTAGGAAGACCTGTAGCACTACCGGTAACACCAGCAATACCTGCTCTTGATACGAACTCACCTAAAGCGGTCATAGCCATAACGTTTGCCGCCGATGCGGGACTAGCTGCTCCTCCTGTACCACCGGCACTCACAGTTCCGGGGTTTCCTCCTGTACCACCCACAGAACTAATTAATAAAAATGTTTGAGCGTTACCGGCAGTACCAACATTTGTTGCAACAGAAGTTGACCCTCCGTTAGAACCTGTAGTATTTGCGGCACCTCCGGCACCTCCGGCACCAACTGTAACTATTAAACTATCTGTCAAAAATATTTTTGGGATAATGATACGGTTGATTGCTCCTGTACCTCCACCACCTCCACCTCCAGCGGCTCCAGTAGCATCTGTAAATCCACCACCACCACCTCCGCCAGGACTTATTGTAACAATATGTACCATAGAAATACCTTTAGGTAAAGTACAAGTATGGGTACCTGAACTATTAAAGATTTGTACCTTATGACCAATATTTGTTAAATTATATGCAAAATCCATAGTTATATTTTTACCAACACTGTATTATTACCAAACCGTTACCACCTCTTCCTCCAGCACCACCAACACCACCAACATTTGTAGTACCACCTCCACCTCCACCACCTCCACACCCAATATTACCCTCACCTCCTGTACCACCTGAAGACGAAGGTGTTCCACCTCCACCACCTCCACTACCTCCGCCACTTCCTCCTAGGGAATAGAATGGTGTTAATGAAAACGCTCCCTTATTTCCACTTTGACCACCATTAGCAAAAGAAGCAGTACCTCTAGGATTTGTAGGTACAAATCCACCAGGGGAACCTGTGATTTCCCCTCCAGGAAAACTTGTATTACTACCAGCTGGCATAGCTCCTCCACCAGCACCTGATGTAATGGGTAGACCTATATCTATACCATAAGTAACTGTAATACCAGTACCGTTTACTGGAAAACTTCCTCCACCTTGTTGTCCTCCAATAGCAAACCATTGTCCTAATGTTGAATATAAAGCCTGTGACACGTTAGCGGCAGTTGCACCAGCACCTCCATTGGCATTAGCCACACCTTGCCCAAATCCTCCCCCTGTTCCACCTGACGCGACAACAACAAAAGTATAAATGTCACCATTACCATTTACTTGATTATCAACATAAGTACTACCACCAGTTCCACCTACCATCGCAATACCCGCTAGTCCACCGGAACCTCCCAGACCAATACTTACAACAAGTGAATCAGTAATAAACATTTCAGGAATTATTATTCTTGTTATACCACCTGAACCACCACCAGCACCACCGCACCTAATGTTTGCTTGAGTATTAGCTCCACCTCCACCTCCTCCACCACCAGCACCAATAGCCGTGATAGATATCATAGTAATACCTTGAGGTTTAATCCAATATCCTGACTGATAAAACACTTGGGTCTTATAACCAACATCCGCTAAATTAAATTGAAAACTCATATTATATACTTATTACCAACATGTAATTATTACCATACCGGGTCCACCATTTCCTCCAGCACCACCTGTAGTTCCCGCACCTCCTCCTCCACCACCACTACCAATCTGCCCCGTACCACCAGAACCTCCAGTACCTCCAGCAACAGAACCTCCACCAGCACCACCAACACTATAAAATCCTTTAAGTGAAAATGTACCACTACCACCATTTTGAGCACCTCCAGCCGCACCACCTGTACCACCTGCAGCTGAAGGTATTAATCCAGTACCAGTAACAGTACCACCATTAAAATTCGCGTTAGCCGCACTTTTTCCACCGCCAGCTGCGCCACCTGATACTGTTGTACTATTACCAGCAATTGTTATTGAACCTCCTACGTCACTATTTGCACCTGCTGCACCCGCCTGACCTGCGATAGATAAAAAAGAACCTAAAGCTTGATATACCGCATTAGTTTGAGCTCCAATAGCACCGGCACCACCTCCTGTTGAAGCCGCTCCCGCAGCACCTACGTTACCACCTTGGCCACCATTAGCTTGTATGACCCTTGTCGCAGCAACGTCACCACCTCTAGCACAATCCACAAAAGTATTCCCAGCATTGGCACCTCCACTTCCTCCAGTTCCTCCATTACCTCCAGCAGCAACGGTTATTTCTAAACTGTCAGGTAAAAAAATTGCTGGAATGGTTAATCTTGTTATTGCACCTGAACCACCACCAGAACCTCCAGACGCAGCGGTAGACGTTGAAGAGTTTCCTGAACCTCCTCCACCACCACCCCCAATAGCCGTGATGTGTATCATGGTGATACCTCTTGGTTTGACCCAATAAAAAATGCTTGAAGATGTGTTAGAACCTATAGGTCCTGTAAAGACTTGGTTTTTATATTGATTGTCAGCTAAATTATAATAGTCAATCATAATACATTATGCCCATGATGGTGTTACCTTAATTGGTGGAGAATATTTAAATCTATATCCATACGGACCTTCTATGATTAAAGTGTTACCACTTAAATCAGTTAATCTAAGTAACTCGGTACCTTCATTATTTAACTCTTGGTATCCTTCACTTACAGGACTACCGTATTCAAAAACAATTTCATAGTATATCATTAGTAATCTCCTCCTATAACTGTAGCTTGTATTCCCGCAACAACTGCCGTACCTAATGTACAATACATAGTATATCCTGAAGGTAATGCAAAGTTTAATGGTAATTCATAGTTTGTTGACGCCGCGGTTTGAGATGCGGTATTTGCTGCGATTGTTATCTCATCAAATATTGTATTGTTGGTGGGGGTTCCTAAAGCACCTCCGTTATTTATAAAAACTCTAGCCATTGTCGCTGCGTTATTCGTGTTAGTCGACTGATGTCTAAATCTTATCTTTTGAACATAACTACCGTTAGTACCCGCAGTGAATACTACATATGAAGTACCCGCAGACAAGTTACCTGTATTAGCGGCCGTCATATTAATCGTCCACATAATTTCAGGTGTTAGTGTAAAGATTGGTGCTGTATTTGCTGGCATATTATTATATTAGTTTAATTTCTTTTATTATAAATATTATATATAGTTAAAATTGTTTGCGGTTGTATAAACAAGTCCTAATGTAAATGTTCCACCCGCAGCTCCTGAGGTACCTGATGAACCTGAACCAGAACTTCCTGATGACCCACTTGAACCAGAACCTGATGTTCCTGATGAACCAGTGCTTCCCGACGTTCCTGAACTTCCGCTAGACCCCGAACTACCTGAAGAACCCGAACTTCCACTAGAACCACTTGTTCCCGATGAACCTGATGTTCCCGAACTACCGCTAGTACCTCTTGAACCTGTACTTCCTGATGACCCAGAACTACCTGATGAACCACTTGAACCTGATGTTCCTGAGCTTCCACTTGTCCCTGAAGAACCAAAACCTGATGAACCAGATGTTCCACTAATACCATCTAATCCGCTTGTTCCTGATGAACCTGAACCTGAGCTACCTGATGAACCAGCACTTCCTGAAGAACCGCTAGTTCCACTACTTCCTGTAATACCTGAAGAACCTGAGCTTCCACTTGAACCTGATGAGCCAGAAGAACCTGATGTTCCTGAACTACCGCTAGTACCCGAAGAACCTGTAATACCCGATGAACCTGAACTTCCTGATGACCCAGTGCTTCCAGATGTTCCTGAAGAACCGCTAGTTCCTGAAGAACCAAAACCTGAACTACCCGACGAACCAGCACTTCCTGAAGTTCCGCTTGTACCGCTAGAACCTGATGTTCCAGATGAACCACTTGTTCCTCTTGAGCCTGTACTTCCTGAACTACCTGAGCTTCCACTAGAACCTGACGACCCACTTGAACCGGATGTCCCTGATGAACCGCTAGTACCCGAAGAACCAGAAGTTCCAGAACTACCACTTGTACCCGAAGAACCTGTATTACCTGAACTTCCACTTGAGCCAGCACTACCTGATGAACCGCTAGTTCCTGATGAACCTGATGTTCCTGAACTTCCAGTATTACCTGACGAACCTGAACTGCCCGAACTTCCGCTTGAACCTGATGTTCCTGAACTCCCACTCGTTCCTGATGAACCTGTATTACCAGAACTTCCACTACTTCCTGAAGAACCACTTGACCCTGATGTACCCGAAGAACCCGATGAACCTGTACTTCCTGAACTACCACTTGAACCAGATGTTCCACTGCTTCCATTGGCACCTGATGTACCCGATGAACCAGTACTTCCTGAGCTTCCAGCACTACCGCTAGAACCTGACGAACCACTTGTCCCTGATGTCCCACTACTTCCTGTTGAACCAGAACTTCCTGATGAACCGCTAGAACCTGACGTACCAACGGAACCAGAACTACCACTACTTCCTGAGATTCCAGCACTACCACTTGAGCCAGATGTTCCTGAACTTCCGTTAGCACCTGATGTACCCGCAGAACCAGATGACCCTGAACTTCCACTACTTCCTGAAGAGCCACTTGTCCCTGATGTACCTGAAGAACCACTAGTTCCTCTTGAGCCCGTACTACCCGATGAACCAGAACTTCCTGATGAACCTGTACTACCTGAACTTCCACTTGAACCAGAAGAACCTGATGTTCCACTACTACCTGATGTGCCTGAACTTCCACTAGTACCAGATGAACCTGTATTTCCACTTGACCCTGAACTACCCGCACTTCCTGAAGAACCACTTGTTCCTACTGAACCTGAAGTACCTGAACTACCGCTAGAACCACTACTTCCACTGGAACCCGAAGACCCACTTGAACCTGAAGTTCCTGAGCTTCCGTTAGAACCTGATGTTCCACTTGACCCTGATGAACCTGAGCTTCCACTAGACCCAGCACTTCCTGATGTTCCTGAACTTCCGTTAGAACCTGAAGTACCTGATGTACCAACACTTCCGCTTGAACCAGAACTACCTGTACTACCACTTGAGCCTGATGTTCCAGAACTACCACTTGTTCCTGTACTACCCGATGAACCGCTAGTTCCTGAAGTACCACTTGTTCCTCTTGAGCCTGTACTTCCGCTAGAACCCGAAGACCCACTTGAGCCTGAACTTCCAGCACTTCCTGAAGAACCACTTGTCCCTACCGAACCTGAAATACCAGCACTACCGCTAGAACCACTACTTCCACTGGAACCAGATGAACCTGACGTTCCACCACTACCAGATGTCCCTGAACTTCCACTAGACCCCGAACTACCTGAAGAACCAGAAGAACCTGATATTCCTGAACTTCCACTTGAACCAGAAGAACCGCTAGACCCTGAAGAACCAGAGCTACCTGATGTTCCGCTACTTCCATTAGCACCTGATGTACCAGCACTTCCTGAAGAACCAGTTGAACCTGAACTTCCACTAGAACCACTACTACCTGATGTTCCACTACTTCCATTGGCTCCAGATGTTCCTGATGAACCTGAACTACCACTTGAACCCGAACTACCACTTGACCCAGAAGAACCTGATGTACCAGAGCTACCATTAGAACCAGAAGTTCCTGAAGACCCACTTGAACCTGAGCTTCCTGATGTCCCCGATGTTCCTGAGGTTCCTGAAGAACCGCTTGTTCCTCTTGAACCAGTACTTCCTGAAGACCCTGAACTACCACTACTTCCACTAGAACCTGATGTTCCAACAGAACCAGAACTACCACTACTTCCACTAGAACCTGATGAACCGCTTGAGCCAGATGTTCCTGAACTACCATTAGCACCTGATGTACCAGAACTTCCAGCACTACCACTAGAACCTGAAGAACCACTAGACCCTGAACTTCCTGATGTTCCACTTGAACCTGAAGAACCTGTACTTCCTGAACTACCACTGGACCCTGATGTTCCTGAAGAACCTGAACTTCCACTTGAACCAGCACTTCCGCTAGACCCCGAACTACCTGATGTTCCACTACTTCCATTGGCACCCGATGTACCACTACTTCCTGAGCTTCCAGTACTACCGCTAGAACCTGACGAACCACTTGTACCTGAAGAACCGTTAGCCCCTGATGTTCCTGAAGAACCTGCAGAACCTGAACTACCAGCACTTCCTGAAGAACCACTTGTCCCTACTGAACCTGAAGTACCTGCACTACCACTACTTCCTGATGAACCGCTAGAACCTGACGTACCAACAGAACCAGAACTACCACTACTTCCTGAAGTACCTGTTGACCCAGATGTTCCTGAACTTCCGCTAGTACCTCTTGAACCTGTACTACCTGAACTTCCACTTGAACCCGCACTTCCTGATGAGCCGCTTGAGCCAGATGAACCAGCACTACCACTTGAGCCAGATGTCCCTGAAGAACCACTTGTTCCACTTGAGCCAGTATTACCTGAGGAGCCAGAACTACCCGAACTTCCGCTAGAACCTGACGAACCACTTGTACCTGACGAACCACTAACACCTGATGAACCCGAACTTCCACTACTTCCACTTGAGCCAGAGCTTCCTGATGTACCACTTGACCCTGTACTACCAGAACTACCACTACTTCCTGAAGACCCACTTGAACCTGAAATTCCTGATGAACCACTTGTTCCTGAACTACCTGAAGAACCTGATGTACCAACAGAACCAGAACTTCCTGAGCTTCCAGCACTACCGCTAGAACCTGACGAACCACTAGTCCCTGATGTTCCTGAACTACCTGAAGTACCAGTACTTCCACTAGAACCTGATGACCCTGAAGTTCCTGTTGAGCCAGATGTTCCTGAACTTCCACTTGAACCAGAAGAACCTGAACTTCCACTTGAACCTGATGTCCCTGAAGAACCACTAACACCTGATGTCCCTGAAGAACCACTAACACCTGATGACCCTGAACTTCCTGAAGTCCCTGAAGAACCACTTGTTCCTCTTGAACCTGTTGAGCCAGAACTTCCTGAAGAACCACTTGAACCAGAACTCCCTGAAGAACCTGATGTTCCAACACTTCCACTTGTACCTGCAGAACCTGAACTACCAGCAGAGCCAGAACTTCCACTAGAACCAGATGTACCACTACTTCCTGAACTTCCGTTAACACCACTTGAACCAGAACTTCCAGATGTTCCATTAGTACCATCAACACCACTTAATCCACTACTACCTGAACTTCCACTTGAACCTGAGGTACCAGCCGAACCACTTGTACCAGTACTTCCTGATGTTCCTCTTGAACCTGTTGACCCTGAACTTCCACTACTACCGCTTGAACCCGAACTTCCTGAACTACCTGATGAACCACTTGTACCAGATGAACCGCTAGTTCCAACACTTCCACTAGACCCTGATGACCCAGAACTTCCTGAAGAACCGCTAGTACCTGAAGAACCAGTTACTCCACTTGAACCTGAACTACCTGATGTTCCTGTTGAACCTGAAGTTCCACTAGAACCCGCAGAACCAGAACTACCACTTGTTCCTACACT